TTCATCAGTTACTCTTAACATTATCGATTCATCAGGGACGACAGTTAAAACGTTACGCGGTCCAGGGAGTTAATCCATGGCAGTGAGAACTCCAGTATATTATGATGGTACTGACATTCGTGAAGTATCTTCATCCGATATAACTAAAATAAAAAATAGATGTGTATATTTATGGGGTGGTTCTCGCTCTGTAAACTTATCTGTAGTCGGATCCTCTGGCAATTTGCGCAGAATGGTTGATCATAGAGACACGGCAAGTGGCGTCACTAATCATGTATCTTCATTTCAAAATCCAGGCGGCACAACTGACAGAGGCGCATCCACAACATATGATAGAATTAATCAGTCAACTGCAGATGGAGGAGCAGGCGATCCTGGAGACGCAAATAATAGAAAATATCCATTATTTCTAAATAGTGGCAATTTGCAAGCCATGTCAAAACAGGATATGCTTGATACATTTATTAGTCCCGCTATTGATATCTTAGTTGATGGAAATGATAGAGATGGAACTTATAGAATCCATACGGGTACATCATTAGGTAGCCATACGCTAATTAGCAGCACACCAGTTTTTATCGATCAAAGATTTAACACCGCCTTTCATGGCTTAGGAGCAGGTGGGTCAAAGACTGCTGAATTATTACCAGCTTCTACTGATCAACCTACGACAATTACAAATTATTATTTACACAGAACCAATCAAGGAGTTTATGACGGTACTCCTACATTTAATATACCGCTTTTTCTTAGAACAGATGATGATATTCAAACATACACGCAGTCTGCAATCGATTCTATATTATCTGACTTAATTGATTGGGCCACTTCCAGTCAAACTGGTTATAGAATTAGATATGAGGTACAGGGTTCAGGAGTTGACGGTGCATCATACGCTGGTAATCAAAGAGGAAGTGCTATGACAGATACTACGTTAAATAGCTCTGCCGTTGTAAATGATCAGGACGGCGGTGACACGTATCGTTCACAAAGATTTCCTGCTGGTGGTTCAGAGACCGAAACAACCTACACTTTAAAAATTCGGAAAGAATAAAATGATTAATCATACATTTGTAAATGCTAGATTTATTGATACTAAACATATAGTGTGCGAAGTACTATGGAGGGATAATGATGACGATACAATCATTAGATCAGAAAATGTATTGCGCGAAGATGGAAATACTTTATGGGAAAATCTTTTAAAAGAAACTACTTTAGAGCAAATCCTTCGTAATACCTTTGATTATAATAAAGGTGAAGAAGAAGCCTTTAAAAAAATGGTCAAAGAAATGTATCCTCCTGAGGTAATCATTGAAACTAATGAAAGACAAATTGAAGTAGAAAATAAATCTTTAGATTTCGAAAAGCTTTTATCAGGAGATCTTGAAGCAGAAGAATTATTTAAACTTAAAATTCTTATGTTTGAAAATGAAAAAATTAAAACATTAAAAGATAAGAGCCTAAAATCAAAAATTAGAAAATCAAAGGATGCATTAGAAATTATTAATCTGTATTATAATGCCATTCAAACTTCTTCGTAATGAAGTGAGTCATTTTTCTTTCTAAGACCAAATACTGTTCTCTTGTTTCAGTTCTATGATCAAGAATTTGATGCCATGGCCCATTAATATTTACAGCTGGTACTTCATTCTTGGCAAGTAGATATGAGTAAATAGGTTCATTATTATAATCCATTGTTTCTTTAATATTATTTGTGTACATACTGTCCGGATCATTTTTAAAGAAAGTAATATTGTTTAGAATTTCTTCTAAGTCTTGAAAATAATTTAATTGTTGAATATGTTTTCGAGTTGCTCCAATAATTCCAGTATTGGTAATAGGAACTCTTGGGCTTATAAAATCATGACTACATAAAGCATGTGCAATAAAATATTTGTTGATCATTGAACGCAAGTATAATTTTTGATTGCTCCATCGTGCAATATACTTAAGAGCCTCTTCATGATAATCTTCTAGATGAACATGAATGCCTTTATCTAAGTCATGAGCTTCGAAAAAGTTTTCTTCTGTTTCGAAAAGAACATCAAAGTCTACATACAAAACTTCATCATATTCCTCGGCTAACTTTTCCATTTTCCACAGTTTATAAAAATTAACGACGTGATATTCATTTTGCTCTTTACAATATGAATACATCAAGTCTCTAAACTGTTCGTAGTCTTTCCCATTAGTGTAATGAAAGTAATCACAGCCATGTAAGTCAGCGTAATCTTTTTTATTTTCTATTAATCGTTCGCTATACTCATTCATTACTCGTTTTGTTTTAGTTGATCTATCTTCAGGTTCCCAGGCCCAGTAAGGTCCAAGTTGTTTATCTAGTCTCTCCTCTTCTAAATCGATATGAATTGAAAAAATAACTCTTTTCATTTACCAATCACCATGAATCTTTGAAAGTTATGATTGTTAATCGCTCCACTATACGCAACCCAATCTAAATTTAAATAATGAATCATATGTTCAGTATGATAAGAACAATTAATATGTGTAGGATGATCAAAGTAATTATTGCTTTGTAGACATACCCAAGCATCTGGATTTTTATTTCGTACTAAATCAATCCAATATTGTTTTTCAATATGTTCTACAGAAGTTGATACGATTACATTATAAGATGAAATGTCTAGATCTTCTGCTTTTGTGGTTATAAATTGTGCGTCAATATCTGGAAATAATTTCCAAGCAATATTTTGACATTCTGGATCCATATCAATAGAGGTAATATTCATACCAGCATCTGGAAATTTTTTTCGTAAATAATATGCCATTAGCCCATACCAACCGCCAATTATCAGAATATTTCCAGCATCATGTCCATATAATTTACTTAATTCATATGCTAACCATTTTTTAGATTCAGTTTGATTTTTACTTAATGAATGTATGATATCTTTAATACGAAACATATCTGCACCTTCGTACATTGCATTATCATATATTTCTTCAATTAAATAAAGAGCATTATGTAAAGTTTGTTCCATCTAGTTCCTCATATGTCGTAACTGGTTGATCGTTATATTCTCCATATTTTTTAGAATGAATTAGATCATGATCAAAGGTATTATAATCAAATCCTTCATGAATCATAAATCTGTCTATACCTTTATATTTTCTCATAAAGTAATCCGGATTAGTAGCAAAATGTTCCCATATATGCTTTTGTTCTTGACCTGTCCAAGTCATAACTTGACTATTGATTCGAACATCATAATTATGATTGATGGGTGTATCTTTCTTCCATGGGCAATCTACAAGAGTTAATCCATCCCACTTAAGATAAGGTAAAGGATTGTTATTAATTCGAGTATCGAGATCGAAATATAAATTTTGACCAGGCAAATCTAATTGAAATAACCATAATTTATTCCACCATACTTTCAAATTAGGACCACATGGAATTATATTACATAATACGTTCGGTTTATCTGTAATACAATAAAAATTAGCATCAATATAAAGTTTTAATTTTTCAATTAAATATGTGACGTGATTAGCATTGTACTTATCGCCATGTTTTACAAATAATACGTTCATACGTAGTTCTCATCAAGTTTAGAAGATATTAATCTATTCATTAGCCATCCTTCAACTCCTAATGTAGTAATCATATGCATCGGCCAATCAAATCTAAGAGAATCTACGTCAATAACATAATAATCGTGGGTAGATGTCATTAAAATATTTTCAGTAGATAAATCATGATGTAACATTGCAAAGCCTTTTTTTGCTGAAAAGTTTGCCATGAAGTATTTTATTTCCTGTAAAACTCTTAAACAATCTAAAAAGCTTTGCTCATTGAAAGATGCAGTATAAAATTGTCTCATAGATCTACCAGGAACTTTTTCCATTACTATTGATTCGTGTGCAGTAAAATCATATATTTTTGGTAATATGTGGTATTCATTATTAAATTCTGTATAGTTTTGTAGCCAATTGCTATTTAAAAACCTTAACCAAATTTTTGAGTGTTTAATAATTTTATTTCCATCTTCGTAAATTTCGGCATACTCTGTTTCTCTAATTAAGTTCATTTTCAAGTGCTCTTATACATTTATTGATTGATTTAAAATTTTGCTTATGATACGAATATAAACTATCGTTTACAATTTTAGATTTTATTTGTAATAGCTTTTCACATATTCCTAATATTTCTAATTGAGAAAGTGTATGTAATCCCCAATCTTTTGTATGTTCTCTGCCGTTTCTATCATAAGTATTGATAAAAAATTCTACATTTTTTCTATGAGCATATTCGAATAATTGGTAAATGTTACTAGCATTAATTGACATAAATGTTGAATTAAGAGTTACATTCTTATTTCCTAGCTTATCAATAAACTTTTCTACATTAGAATATGTTTCTTCCCAAACACCGCCAACACGAATTTTTTCATATTCTTCTGGAACAATTGTATCTACCGAAATAGACAATCTTAAGTTATTATTCTTACAAACTTTTTCTACTTTCTTATTAAGAATTGATCCGTTTGTGCAAACCATTATACTTAATTCAGGATTAATTTTTGCAATCTTATCACACAATTTATAAAAAAACTTATGAGCAAACGGTTCACCTCCAGTAAACCTTATTTCATTTAAATGTGGAATAAACTCTTCAAACTCAAGTAAAAGTTGATTTGCGTTTTCTTCTTCGTCAAATATATTAGGAGCATATTTCTTTAGAAATTTATCTCTTCCTAGCATATGTTTTGAAGACAATTCTCCCAGACACATAGGGCATGCAAAATTGCAAAGATTAGAAATTTCAAATTCAAATATAAGAGGATAACTATTTTCTTCTAGTGCATGTCTTAGCCTCTCATTACCAGTATTTCTATCGTAATCAAGTATAGGAGGTTGCATTTTATTTTTAATTCTAGTCTTACATAATCTTGTACACCCAAAATGAAAATCAGAATTTAAAAATGCTTCTTGATACTCGTTATTTAGTTTACCAAACCAATAATCTTTTAGACTAAACTCACCTTTTTTCCATTGTTGTTGTCTAGTCGAAAAACAACAAGGAGACATGTACCCATCTCTTCGTATTCTCATATGATTAAATGCAGCATAGCATGTAATAAACTTATGAGATTCAGGTATTGTTCTATTAGATTGAAACCAATCCCAATTATCCATTTTTATACTCATTTAAATATGGTGCCATTTCAAAAATATCTTCGTCATTAAATCTACTAATCAAACAAAAGTCAATCCATTGCATCATTCTATTTCTAATCTCTTCATTGCCTTCCCATTTATCAATAGTTGGTTTGACGCTTAAAAGATTATTGACTCCACTTACATGTAAATCGTTACTTCTGTAATATGTATCGTTTATTTTATCATACTTTTCTAAATAAGTAAACACTTTTTTTAGACCTTCTTCAATATGATGCTCGTGCAAATAAAGAGGTGAACAATATTTTGGAAAGGTTACTAAATTTGCCATGCTAATACGATCAACTCCAGGAATTTTTTTCCAGTAATCTATCAACTCAGCAATATTCATCCAATTGTATATCGATATAGTAGATACAACAACAACTTTCCGTCCTTCTTTTGCATGATATCTGTTTATGTTATTAACAGTCTTTTCGAAGTTGCCTCCTCTAATCCAATTATATAAATCTCCAACACCATCAATACTTGCTTGCACATGAACTTCTTTTATTTTATGTAAAAGTTCAATTACATAATCTGTTACTAATTGAAAGTTAGTGCATATCTCTATTCTACATTGAGGATTCGTATTTGCAATCTTCTCTAAAATTTTAATATTATTTGGATCTGCAAATGGCTCACCACCTTTAATTGTTAAGTGCTGAAGATATGGCACAATATCTAAAACCTTATCAACATCTTTATCTGTCATTTTGTAGATATCTGTATGGAATTTATGATTTTCATTTCTCCATTCTAGTCCAACATCAACCGCCATTTTTTCATATGGTGCCCACTTTGAAGAGTATTTTCCGGAGCAAGTTACACACATTTGGTTACAAATGTTACTAGTTGTTATTTCTAGAAATCTAATAGGAATAATATCTGAATTAATATCTTCTTCGTAATTAGGAAAGTTAAATCTGTTATATGAATCAAATCTTGCAATTCGTCCAGCTTTAAAATGATCAACACAAACCTGACATTGTTTAGGCATGTCTTGTTTATTAAATCTTTCACGCATTACATTGTAAATGTCAGAATTAAAAAAAGTTGTAAGGTTGTTGATATTACTTATATGTTCTAGAGCAACATTGTCTCCAGCACAGCACAATACGATTTCGCCAATTGGATTAATTGTTAATCCTGTTTCTGGTACTAAACATTTCATCATACTACTATGTATAAATAGCTACAACAGACTTTTTATAAATACAGTAAAGTTTTACTAACAGGTTTATTTCATGGCTAGATACGAAGAACTCACAATAGACAAGGGCTCAGACGTCGCCTTCGAACTTCATCTCAACAATGATGATGGAAGCGTTAAAGACTTGTCCGGCTATAGTGGCTCAGCAAAAATGAAGAAGAGCTTTAATAGTGATAGCGACAATACTTATGCTTTTACTGCTGTCATCGCCGACCCTGCCACACAAGGTATACTCACTTTAACTATGACTAATACTCTTACCGACACAATTAAAGCTGGTCGTTATGTATTCGATACCGAAATTTCTTTTAATGATAGTGATGGAAATGCTATTGTAGAAAGAATTCTCGAAGGACGAATTCACGTTACTCCATCTGTAACTTAATAGGATAAAAAATGGCTAGAAAAACCGTTATTAAAAAAATTGTTGTCGGACGTCCTATTAAAAGCGTTGATGCTACGTCTGTTGGCAATGCTAGCCAGTTAGCTAGTAATCCTCCATCATACTATTTAGACTATACAAATTTTACTAATACACCAAACGTATTAGACTCTGCCGCAATTAACCAATTAATCGCGGCCGGTGGCGTAGATTCTTCAGAAATTCAAGCTATTATTGATTCTAACTATATCAATAATCTTTTAGACACCACTAAATTTCTTGATTCCGCAGAAGCAATTGCGTTAATAGATTCAGATTATATCCTTGCACGCGCATCTAATATTCAAAATCTAAGAGATAGTGGTGGAGATACAGTCTTTACCGGTAACTTAGTTCCGGTCACCGATAGCGGGTCATCATTAGGTACAGCGGATAAGAGATTTAAAGATCTATATCTATCTGGTACCACGCTTTACATTGGTGATGCGGCAATTGGTACTGATAATAACGTTGTTAAAGTATTTTCATTAGATGCAAGTGGAGCAATACAGTCTACTTTAGGTAAAATAGCTTTATTAGATTCCTCAGTATCCTCTAGTAATATATTTGACTTTGTTGACTCGGCCTACGTTAATGCAAGATTAGATACAACCCTATTCCTCGATTCAGCTGAAACTATATCACTTGTTGATTCTGATTATGTAGCCGCAAGAACATTTACACAATCAGATATTGAAGCGTTTGCTCGGTCAGTATCTCTTGACTCTGCAGAAACTATTGCATTAATCGATTCAGCGTATGTAAATGCTAGACTCGACACGACTGCCTTTTTAGATTCGGCTGAAACTGTAGCACTAATTGATTCCGCATATGTAGCAGCAAGAACTTGGACACAAGCTCAGATTGAACAGTTTGCAAGTAACATATTACTTGATTCTGCCGAAGCTGCTCGCTTAATAGACTCTGCCGTTAATGGTGTAATTGATGGAGCTCCTGGTGCACTCGATACTCTGAATGAGTTAGCAGCCGCACTTAACGATGACTCAAACGCCTTTAATACTCTAAACAATCTGATTGCTACTAAATTAACTGCTGCAGACTTTGATACACGATTTGATAGTGCATTAGGTACTAAAACAACTGACAATGTAACTGAAGGATCTAATCTCTATTATACAGATACTCGTGTAAGCACACTTATCGATTCTGCGTACATTACAGCACGAGCTTCTACTTTTGATTCTGCTGACGCAATTAATTTAATTGATTCAGATTATATTATAGCTAGACAATCTCCTGGCACAGATTCTGCACAAGTTGAAGCTATTGCAGCTGCTCTTATTGATTCTGATTATGTTGCAGCAAGACAAGCAGCAGGGGTTCTTAAGTTAGGTAATGTCACTGATGGCGCATTGACAGATGGTGCTATTCAAACATTAACATCTGATACAAAGATTGTAGATGCTATTGATGAATTAAATGAAGCAATGTTGAATGTGAGTAATAACACATTTGTGAGAGGTAATACATTTGTAGGATCTCCTCTCGCTGGCGGTGAAGGTTTAAGTGTAACACTCAATATTACTGTAGATGGAAATGCTAATAGATTTGATGTTGATTGGGGAGATGGTAACCAAGACAATAATATTACAGACAGCACTCCTACTCATACATATTCATCTAATACTGGATCACCGTTTACAGTTACAGTAAGAGCATATAATACTAGTGGTTCTGGATCAGGGTCAGAAGCTACATTTGAAAGAACCGGGTATATTATTATTTACACAGCAGATCCGGTAGCAAATTATAATGTGTATGCGGCTTCAGCTGGTGGTTCACCTATCACATTCTGGCAAGATGGCGATACTGTATACTTTGAAAATAATACAACTAACACAACTATGGCAGATGTTACGTATCGTTGGATATGGGGTGATGGGTCACAAGATATTATCGATAGCGACAATGCGGCTGGTGGTGTAACTGGTCCAAGAATTGCGCATACATTTCCAGTATCAACAAATACAGATGTTCAACGAACAACTCAGTTAGAATTAACTGCACATACAACTGCAGATCCTACTGTTATTTCTGGTGGCGTCGACAAAAGTGATACCTTTGAAATTTATGATTCTTATAATGTTTCATATATTGTAGATGCATTAAGAAAAGTAAATAATTCTAGTACCTTTACCTTTACAGTTGAAAATACTGGACTAACAGGAGTCGGTTCATATTCTACATATAACAACCAAATAAGACATAACTTTATTGGCGGTTCACAAACTATTAATGCAGGATCAAATGCAAGTGGTGATATTGGTCAGTCAATTAATAAAACATATAATCTTACTTCTACTCAGCAAACTAATGGAACTTCGGCATCGTTTAATAATAGTGCAGATTTAATTAGTAGACATGCAAATAGTCCGTTTTCGTCTAATACTCTAACTGTTACAGTTGAGCCTGAACTTATTTCTAGTATTTCTTTGTTAGCTGATACTGTAAGTGATGGTAGTAATGACAATAATACTACATTATATAATTTTACAGATTTACTTGGAAGAGATAGAAGAGCAATTTCTGCTACTTTAGATATTGAAAATGGATCAGGTACTAATTCAATTAATTTTGCCGGTGATCAAACGTTTACGAATGTAGCAGATGGTGCTACACAAAGTCATGCTGCTGGTACATGGTCGACCGGAACAAATACGGTAACCGTCAGTTCAACATCTACGCCTGATACTATTTCACAATCAGATACGGCATCGGCAACATTTACTGTAAAAGCTGTTCCTACTGCACCAACTAAAATTAATACTAAATCATTATCGATTGCAACATCACATACTGGTACGTTCCCACGATTATGTTATAACTATACTAGTAACGGCGGTCAAACTAATTTAACTGGCCAGAATTTAGAAAATACTGGCAGCGGTACCTTTACGCGTATAACCACACAAAATTGGCAAACTAATGATATAACAAATATTGATCATCAGAATGGTGGTCTTGTTGAAGCATTTAGATATGTTAACGGTGGCTCACAACAAGGAATTGGTAGCGTAACTACAACTACAGCTTTATCGCAAACAGGTCTTTACAATCAGTTGCGTATCGTAGAGCAAAGGGATATGCACGAAGCAGATGCTACTATCCCTAGTGAATTTTATAAAGTATATAATTTGCGTGTAGAAGGTGTACCAAATAATTTAGCTTATGGATTAAATCAAGTTACGGCTAAAAATAACTTCGGTGCGCCTGACGGATTAATAGAAACTTCTAATCGAGCTAACTTTGTTAAAGATACGGGCAATGTAGTTACAATAGAAAACCCTGGCAGTGTTGCCGAAGTTTCTTCAGCTGGCCGTAGATACATTGGTGGAGTGCCATATATTAATTCAGGATCTTCTTCAGGAATAATCTACAGTGCCATTCAGGTGCGTCGTCTAACTACTGAATGTTACACAAATCAAACTAATATTTTAGAAATTGATTTTGACGCAAATCAAGAAGGTACCAGCGGCGCGATTGTGCCTAACACTGATTATACGTATTTAGATATTGTTAACAATACTGAAATGTATAATTCATCACCATACGCATATATTGGTCAATCTTCTAATTACTCATTAAAAGCATTAAACGTATCTATCAATAATAACATAAGATCTGTCGGTAACCTAAAAGTTCGTGCTAGAAATGTTAATGGAATTTCTTCGTACTCATCTCATCCAGTTTCAATCAGAGTATATAACACTTCATCAATTGTCGGTATTAATGAAACTGATATTAGTGTATCTAACTCTTTAGGTAATGGTGCATATTCGAATAACGGAATTAGATCTAGAGCTTTTAGCGCAGATACTACTGACAATCCATCATACACAGGTTCTACAAACTTTTATAGTTCATCTGTTTACGATAACCAGTCCGCTATTCCTGGAGGAAGCGGAGGAACTAAAGAAGCCGGTGTTAATATCGACGGAGAAATTAATTATGATGTAACTGATTACTCGACAAATATGGTACCAGCTGGACCAGATAGAAGCAGTGATACAGGTACACAATACTTTACTTTTGCATTCCAACGTGGAGGTGTAGCTCAGTTTAATATTGATATCACATCATCAGGAATTGCTGGCTGTTGGATAGCATTACCTGGTGCTGGAACTGATACATCATCTACTCTTAATGGCTGGTTAGATACTAATATTGTTTATAATGGTGTAGGTTTGCCCGGCGCCGGAACTGGTGGTAATGGATCTAATGGAGTTGCGAGAACAGGTTCAGATAAAATAGCATCTAATACAAGCCTTAGCGGAAGCTATCGCATGAACTTAGGTACAGCAAATATGTCAAGTTCAACTAATAACGTATGTTTAGTTAGAATAGCTTTGACTTCAGGTCAAAGTATCACTTCACTCGGAATCTCATAAGGATAAACAATGGCTATTTCAGATGATCAGAAACTAGACCTACTCTTCAAGAAGATTGGATTTGGAGTTGCTAAAACTGATGTTAATAACAGTAAAGCAGCATCAAACGAGGCTATTGCAAGTCCTTTATTAATTAGAGGAGATAGCGTTTGGAATGAAGCTGATCAAATTCCCGGAGTTAAGCCTTCTGCGAGTAATTCTTATGTTACTGTGTATAGTGACAGTACCAGCAATACAGTTGAAACAACTGAAGATAATACAGCATCTAATAACAGAACGTGGTTAACAGGGCTTACAAATTGGATACCTCCTGAATTTGGAGCTTCTTATTTAATTAGTGTATATGCCGCAGCAAGTGGGACTTCTGATCCTGAAACGAGCGGCACTCGTTTGTTTGGTGGTGGATCTGGTAACGATGATGAGTGGTATTTTGACTATGCAGCCGGTGTTCTTAACTTTATTGGTGACAATTTGCCATCTGATATTGGTACTAGTACAAGCAATGTAATTTATATTGTAGGTGCTAGATATACTGGAACTTTAGGTGTGGGTAACCTAACAGTTGAAGCCGCATTATCAAAAAATGTTGCCAACACTGTTGATTCTGATTTAACTTCTGCTAGTGTAGATCAGATCATTGACACTTTTCATATGGATAGTGCAAGAACATGCAAATACATTATTCAATTAGAACACGATTCAGATTTCAAATATCACTCTACTGAAATTCTTTTAACACACAACGATACCGATGTTTTCTTTACTGAATATGCAATTGTACAAACCGATTCATCATTAGGAGATTTCTCTGCTACAAAGATAGGAAATAACATTAGTCTAACAGTTTCTCCCGCATATACAAATACGGGAATAAAGGCAAAAAGAATTACAATTGACGACTAAAATTGAAATGAGAATCTTTATAAATACTATCAAGAATTCAGTTCGAGGAATTGGTGATGGCAACCACTAAAAGAAATTTTATAGTAAAAAGTGGACTTGAAGTAGCCGACTCGGCAGTAATTTCTGGCACCCTATCGGCGTCAGGATTGAATTACCCAACAACAGATGGTGATGTGTCTGATGTTGTAAAAACGGACGGAAGCGGTAATCTGTCCTTAGGTAAATTATCATTGAATAATCTTTCAGATATTGATATAGTGAGTCTTCAAGAAGGAGGCCTTTTACAATATGATTCTGATAATGGAAAGTTTATTGCGAGTAAAGACGAATCTAGATTTAATACTAAACCCGCTAAGATACATTCAGACGGAGGCTTTTTCTAATGTCATCTATTATCAAAATTAAAAGAAGTGGCGTTACCGGTAGTCCTAGTGCTCTAGGATCTGGTGAACTCGCCTATTCTTATTATTCTGGATCAGGAGGTGACCGCTTATACATCGGCACCGGTACAGAAAATGAGAGTGGCGAAGCCCAAAACCTAGCAGTTATTGGTGGTAAATATTTCACCGATATGTTGGACCACGCAGCTGGTACAACAACTGCTTCTAGTGCTATTATCACAGACGCTAATAACGCTATCTCAGAATTAACTGTTGACAATATTACTCTTGATGGTAATACTATTGCAACAAGTTCTGGTAACTTAACATTAAACCCAACTGGTTCAATTGACGCGAGCAGCAATGCTATCTTAAACGTCACTGATCCTACAACTGCTCAAGGCGCTGCTACTAAAGCATATGTCGATGCGCAGGTTGGTTCTTCCACAATCACACTTTCAGACGGTTCTGTAGCTGAAGTCATCGATCTTAATGATTCCGATGTTATCTTTGGTGAAGAAACTGCAAGCTCATATAATGGTTCTGGTGACGTAACAGTTGCCTTAGTATCAGGTGAGATGCTGATTGGTTTGAGAGACGTAGGTCCGCACACTGGTTCAGGTACAACATCATACGGTTCTGCTACTCAAGTTCCTACAATTTCTGTTAACAGAAAAGGTCAGATCACTGCAGTAACAGAAACTACTATCGCAAGCTCAATGAGTGTTGCCGGTGATGGTTCAACATCTGCTACAGTTAATCTGCTTACAGACACTCTAACATTTACTGGTGGAACTGGTATCGCATCTGTCGCTCTCGACGCTTCAGACGACACTACAGACACCGTAACAGTAACTGCAGACGTAGCTACTGCAAGCGCACTTGGTGTGGCATCGTTTGCTTCTGCAGACTTTGATGTTAGCACTGGTGCAGTATCAATCAAGAACGGTGGCGTTTCAAATGACCAGTTAGCTGGATCAATTGCTAACGGTAAGTTGGCCAACTCCGCTATTTCTGTAACAGACGGGGTAACACCTGCTACTATTGCTCTAGGCTCAGGCGCTGGAAGCACAATAACCTTTGCCGCTGGCACTGGTTTAAGTGTTGAAACAACCAGTGGCGGTCAAGTCACATTTAGTGGTGACGATGCTTCAACCTCACAAAAAGGTATTGCATCATTCGACACTAACCACTTTACAGTAACTAGTGGTGCAGTAACAATTACTGATGGAACTATCGATGCTGATGCATTAGCTAGTACATTGGATCTGTCTGGTAAAACAGTCAGTGTTGCCACTCCATCTGCAGACGCACATGCATCTACAAAGAAATATGTAGATGACCAACTTGCTGGTGCTACAGGTGCTAACCTTGATCTCAGCAGCAAGTCAACGAGTGATCTGAGTGAAGGTACTAACCTTTACTATACATCAGCTCGTGCTGATAGTGATGCAAGAAATGCACATACAGTAACAACTGCTTCCGCTTCTGGCGCAGGCAGCCTGGCATACCAGCCTTCTACTGGTGTATTTACGTTTACTCCAGCCGCCGCTTCTGCGGCACTTGACGCTCTGTCAGGCGCTAATGGTATTATTTACGATTCGGCTACTACGCAGTTTACTCTTGATGATACCCACGACGCCACCTTTAACACCATTACAACTGCTGGTGATGCTACCATCGGTGGTAATCTGGTTGTTCAAGGTACAACTACAACCATCAATACTGAAACATTAACAACAACTGATCCGTTAATGCACCTTGCCGATTCTAACGATGCTGGCGATGTGGTTGACATCGGTTTCATTGCTAAGTATAACGATGGTTCAGCTAAGCACACTGGTTTCTTCCGTGATGCTACAGACGGTAAATATAAGATCTTTGATGGTGTCGCTGATGCCGATCAAGGAGACGATGATAATACCGTTGCAACTACAGCATCTGGTTACACAGCTGCAACAATGGTTGCAGGCACATTTGAAGGTAACTTAACCGGTAACGTAACTGGTACAGTATCTTCACTTTCTAACCATGACACATCAGCTCTTGCTGAAGATCCATCTGCTACTACTAGCAGTGGAACAATGTACTTCACAAATGCTCGTGCAATTGCTGCTCTGAGTGCTGGTACAGGTATTGGTATTACTGGTGGTGGTGCAATCAGTGCTGACGTTGCTACTACAAGTGCCTTAGGTATTGCAAGCTTTGCAACAGCAGACTTCGGTGTATCAGCTGGTGCGGTAAGTCTTGCAGATACAGTTGTTAAAGCAGTAACCGCTGGTACAGATGCTATTACTCCTAGCTCACATGGTATTACTATTACTGGTAATGCTACGCAAGGTGTAAGTGTTTCTGGATCTGGTTCGACAGCTACAGTAACTGTAGGTGATGCCACAGTATCATCCAAAGGTGTTGCATCATTCGCAACAGCTAACTTTACGGTAACTGGTGGTGAAGTAACAACTAAAGCAATTACTGTTACTACATCAACTAACGATACCATTACTATCGATGCAGGTGGTACCGGTGACGGTTCTACTGGCGGTCTATCGTTTGCTGATACACATTCTTCAGCAAATATTAGTACGCATGTTGTTGGTAACGAAATCCAAATCAGACAGTCTGCTGCTAGCACGTCTGTCCGAGGCGCTGCATTGTTTGCAGACTCTGATTTCGAAGTCGACGGTGCCGGTGCAATTGCTATTAAAGCAATCGACGGTGGTACATTCTAGTATTAAACTAGTATAAATAACTACAAGTCGGAGGACTTTTTAGTCCTCCGACTATAAACAAAATGCCTTTTTAGGAAATCGTAATGTCTACTATTAAGATTAAAAAGTCCAGTGTTTCTGGTCGTATTCCATCGTCCTCCGATTTGGATTACGGCGAACTTGCCATCAACATCGCTGATGGCAAATTATATTTTAAAAACTCATCAAATGTTATCCAATCATTCAACACTAGTTTCTCAGACTCTAGTGGTGTAGTTGGTCTTGTTGACTCTGATTTTGTACAATCAAGACAAGCCGCGGGTTTAGATTCTGCAGATGTTATAGCGCTTGCTGCTAGCATTGAGAATCAGGCTTTTAACAGGTTTTTAGTATCAGGACAATTCGATGTTGTTGCCGACAGTACACAAGATACTGTCACCTTTGCCGCAGGCGATAATATCACAATTACTACCACACCGGACGACGACACTATTACGTTTGCAACTACTGCGTTGGATTCGAGTGCCGTAACATCTTTAATTGATTCATCCTATGTCCAGGCAAGACAAACTTTAGGCGGTGGCACTTTCTCTGATTCTGCCGCCGTCTCATCTCTTATTGACTCTTCTTATGTAGAAGCAAGAGTCCCAACTAGTTCAAATAGTTTTAGTACAGTTGCTGTAGCTGGAGTTGGAAGTACAGTAGCGGATCAAGCCGGTGATACGCTTAATTTAACTGCCGGTACAAATATAACAATGGCCGTTGATACTTCAACAGATACAATTACTATCAACTCTACAGCTTCAGCCACCGGTACGCTAGACTTTGGTACAATTTCTGCTCCGGCTGGTTTCACACTTGATCTCGGCGCAATATAAATAAGGTAAAATTTAGGGTTACAACTTATGGCATTACAAATTAGAAGAGGTACCGATTCACAGCGGCAAGGAATTACTCCGGCTGAAGGAGAATTGATTTATACCACTGATACAGACAAACTATATATTGGTGATGGCTCAACTGCCGGTGGTATTGAGGTATCTGGTGGAACAGATTCTGCTGCAGTGCAAGGAATCATTAGCGCGACATCAATTAATGCAGCAACATTAGATAATCAAAACGCTGCATATTATCTAAATTATAACAATCTTACTAATGTTCCTGCTACGCAAACTGACTCAAGTACAGTTGATAGCATTGTTCTAAATATTGTTGATTCTAATTACGTACAAGCAAGAGAAACTCCACAAGACTTTGCATATGGTAGCTTAACAGGTACACCCACAATCCCAACCAATAATAGTCAGTTAACGAACGGCGCAGCTTACGTAACCCAAGCTGCCGTTGATTCTGCTGTTACTGCTTTAATTGGTGGTGCACCTGGTGCTTTAGATACTCTTAATGAATTAGCAGCAGCTATTAATGATGATGCTAGCTTTGCTGCAAGCGTAACAACTAGTTTAGGTACAAAGTTAAATTTATCTGGCGGTACAATGACTGGGACAATTGTATCTCAGCATATTGAGCCTACCACAGATGATACATACGACTTAGGTTCTACAACAAAGAGATTCCGAGATCTCTATCTTGGACCTGGTTCTCTTTATGTCAATAACAAAAAAGTTATTGAAGATGAATCTGGTACAATTACATTCAAAACAGATTCTGATCAAAACTTAAATATTAAAACTCAAGGTACTGGACAAACTACTGTACAGTCTTCTGCTGGCATTAATCTTACATCTACCGGATCGGCTGACGTTTCTATTACTACAAGTACTGGTAATATTGAAATGAATGGTGATGTAATCATCAATTCTACAAACAGTATTAACAGTTCGAATTCAGATCCGATTAACTTCGGCGACAATTTAGATCTTAATTCAAATAAAATTGTTAATGTTGGAACTCCAACTGCTGTAACAGATGCGGTTAATAAAACTTATGTTGACAACTTAAACGTAAGTGCATTTACTAATGACGCTGGATATTTAACTTCTGCCGTTGATTCTGCTGGCGTTCAAGGTATTGTTGATAGCTCATATGTTCAGTTAAGACAAACTCCACAGAACTTTGCGTATGGTTCACTAACAGGTGCGCCTACTAATGTAAGCGATTTTACAAATGACGCTGGATATTTAACGGCCGCAACTGCTGGCGGACTTGATTCTTCGCATGTATCGAGTATTATTACAGCTGATGTGGATAAAGCCTTTGTCGATGCATTAAACCCAGATGCAGACACATTAGATGGTCAAAATGGTACATACTATCTTGACTATAATAACTTTAGCAACAAGCCAACTATTCCTTCAGATACAACTGATCTGACAAATGGCGCTGGTTATATTTCAGCAACGTCAACCGACACTCTGACTAATAAGTCGGGTAATGTCAGTATGTTTACAAACGATGCTGGTTACTTAACATCTGTTGATGCGGCGCTTGATTCGGCCGAAGTAACAGCAATGGTCGACTCCGCTTATGTGCAAGCAAGACAAGATTTTGCATATGGTAGCTTAACTGGTACACCTACTATTCCTACTAATAATAATCAGTTAACTAACGGCGCTGGATATCTAACTAGCTTCACGGAGACAAATGATCTCTCATCTGCTGTCACATGGGCTAATGTTCCAAATACTAATATCACTGAGTCAAGTGTAACACAACACCAAGCTGCGTTAAGTATTACTCAATCACAAATTAGTGATTTGTCCGCAGGTACAGATTCTGCTGCTGTAACAGCAATGATCGATAGTAATTATGTACAAGCGAGACAAGCTAATGCTTCTCCGGGTGCAACTACTATCGATACTCATACATTTACAGCCACAGCTAATCAGACTGTATTTTCAGTAAATTATCCAGTTGGTAAGTTAAATGTGTATCTAAATGGTATTCTTCTCGATCCAACAGATTATACGGCAACTAACGGCACTAGTATTACTCTTGATACTGGAGCGGCAGTTAATGATCTCGTTAATGTAATTACATATACAACTGCAGCGATAGGAACACTTGACTCTGCTGGTGTAACAGGATTAGTCGACTCTGCTTATGTACAAGCAAGACAAGGTGGTAATGTAAGTCAATTTACTAACGATGCCAACTATCTTACATCTGTACCAGCACAATCGTTTGCTTCTTTAACTAGCAAGCCTACTACAATTGCAGGCTACGGTATTACCGACGCCTTTGATGGCGCCTATGGATCATTAACCGGTGCGCCTACTATTCCGTCGTTAGGAAATGATTTTGTTGATTCTGCTTATGTAACAACTCAAGTAAATGCTGTAATCGATGCTGCGCCTGGTGCTCTTAACACTCTTAACGAGTTGGCCGCTGCACTTGGCGATGACGCTAATTTCTCGACAACTATTACCAACCAAATTGCGACTAAAATTGATAGTGCTGATGCTATTGCTATAGTTGATTCATCTTATGTGCAAGCGAGACAGACAACTACCACTTCACTTGCATTCTCGGCTATTACATCTACCCCAACTACACTTGCTGGATACGGGATTACCGATGGTGGTGGGACAGATTCAGCGACGGTTTCGGCAATTATTACAGCTGATGTTGATAAAGCATTCGTTGATGCATTAAATGCCGATGCCGATACTCTTGATGGTCAGAATGGTACATACTATCTTGACTATAACAACTTTAGTAATACGCCAACTATTCCAACTAATAATAATCAATTGACTAATGGCGCAGGATATCTTACATCTGTACCAGCACAATCGTTTGCTAGCTTAACTGGTAAGCCAACTACATTAGCTGGATATGGAATTACTGATGGTGGTGGAACAGATTCGGCTTCGGTTATATCTTTAATTGATTCATCATATGTTCAAGCGAGACAAGCTGCGGTTACTGGTGGTGCCACTACTGTTAATACCACTTCATTTACCGCGACTGCAAATCAGACAACATTTTCTGTAAGTTACACAGTCGGTAAGCTGAATGTATATCTGAATGGTATTTTACTTGATGCTGCTGACTTTACTGCTACAAACGGAACAAGTGTTGTACTTGGTACGGGTGCAGATGTCGGAGACATCTTACACACTATCACATATGATACCGTAGCAGCAAGCACAATCGATTCGGCTGGTATTAGTTCAATTATTACTGCTGATGTGGATGCGACGTTTATCAACAATTTAACGATTGACGCTGATACTCTTGGCGGTCAAAATTCTGCATATCATCTTGATTATACAAACTTTACAAATAAGCCGACTATTCCAACTAATAATAATCAGTTGACAAATGGCGCCGGCTATTTAACTAGCTTTACTGAGACTAATGATCTTTCGAGTGCAGTTACTTGGGCAAATATTCCAGACACGAATGTACCGCAAAGCGCAGTTACTCAGCATCAGGCAGCATTAAGTATTACCGAATCTCAAATTTCAGATCTTGGTACATATCTTACATCTTCTAGCTTAACTAATTATAGAACCGCTACACAAATCGAATCGATGATTGATTCGAATGTAAATGCTGTAATTGATGCAGCACCAGGCGCACTCAACACATTAAATGAATTGGCCGCGGCTCTTGGAGACGACGCTAATTTCTCAACTACTGTTACTAATCAGATTGCAGGTAAGCTAGACTCAGCTCAAGCTATTGCCACGATTACTGGTTCTGACCTTGATATGGGCGGCAACAAAGTATTATTTGGTAATGTGTATTCAACTGAAGCTGACTTACCGTCAGCATCTAGCTACCATGGTATGTTTGCTCATGTCCATGCAACTGGTGCAGGATATTTTGCTCACGGCGGTAACTGGATTAAGTTAGCTAATAATAGCGATATCCCGTCAGTAATTGATTCGGCTGGCATTAGCTCAATCATTACAGCAGATGTAGATGCATCCTTTGTAAATGCATTAGGAATTTCTAGCGGCACTGATTCTGCTTCAATTATTACTATGATTGATTCATCTTATGTACAAGCAAGACAATCAGCTACTGATCCTGGAGTTTCTAGATTAAGTCGTTCAGTCTTTACATTTACTGCCACGGCCAATCAAACTGTCTTTACCGGAACTGCTACTTCCGGAGGCACTTTAGCATTTAATACTGAAGTCGATGTTTACATCAATGGTATTTTACTTGATGCTACAGATTACACACTATCCGGTGGAAATACTCTAACTCTCGCATCTGGCACTGGTGTTAACAATATCGTTACTATTGTTGATTATGGCGCAACAGCCATATCGCTTCTTGATTCAGCTGCTATAACTGATATTATCGACTCAGCTTATGTTACGGCAAGAGCAGGAGCTGGTACAGATTCAGCAACGGTTTCGGCAATTATTACAGCTGATGTTGATGCAACCTTTATCAATAACTTAACAATTAATGCAGATACTCTTGGTGGACAGAACTCAGCTTATCACCTTGATTATACAAACTTTACAAATAAGCCGACTATTCCAACAAACAATAATCAATTAACAAATGGTGCTGGATATCTGACTAGCTTCACAGAAACAAATGATCTGTCAAGCGCAGTTACTTGGGCCAATATTCCAGACACGAATGTGCCACAAAGTGCAGTAACACAGCATCAGGCGGCTCTGACAATTACAGAGTCTCAGATTAGTGATTTAGCTCATACAACATCGCTTGCCTTCTCTGCTATTACTTCAACCCCAACTACACTTGCTGGCTATGGTATTACAGACGGCGGTGGAACAGATTCGGCAGCTGTTGTTTCAATGATCGACTCTGCTTATGTTCAAAACAGACAGTCAACAGTATCATCTGGTGCTACGACTATTGACACATCTACATTTACAGCTACTGCTGGTCAAACAGTATTCACGGTCAATTATACTGTAGATAAGCTAAATGTGTATTTGAATGGTATCTTACTTGATCCATCTGACTACACAGCAACTAATGGCACATCAATTACATTAGACACAGGTGCTGCAGTTAATGATCTTGTCAATGTAATTACATATACAACCACTGCAGTCGGCAATCTTGATTCGGCCGGAGTTACAGGAGTTGTTAATTCAGCTTATATACAAGCAAGGCAAGGCGGTAATGTAAGTCAGTTTACAAATGACGCTGGTTACTTAACTTCAGCTATCGATTCAGCATATGTTACAACACAGATTGATAGCTTAATCGATGCTGCTCCAGGCGCATTAAATACACTTAACGAATTAGCAGCTGCTATCGGTGACGATGCTAACTTCTCAACTACTATCACAAATCAGATTGCAGCCCTTCCAGATTCTTCACAAGTATCTGGAATTGTAACGGCTGATGTAGATAAAGCCTTTGTTGATGCTTTAGGTATCAATGCAACACAGTTAAACAGTCAAGCTCCGAGTTATTATTTGGATTATAATAACTTTAGTAATACACCAACTATTCCTACAAACAATAATCAATTGACGAATGGTGCTGGATACCTTACATCTGTACCAGCGCAATCGTTTGCTTCACTTACTGGCAAGCCAACAACTCTGGCTGGATACGGAATTACTGATGGTGGTGGAACAGATTCTGCTAGCGTATCAGCTATTATTACAGCAGACGTAGATGCAGCCTTTGTTAACGGATTGGGAATATCTGCTGGGTTAGATTCAGCTGAGATTTTAGCCTTGACTGGTGGTGTTACTCCGAATGTAACCACTTATAGTTACACTGCAACAGCTGGTCAACAGACATTTAGTGGTGGTGGTTTATCATACGAAGTTAATAAGTTACAGGTTCACTTAAACGGAATCATGCTTGTTAATGGTACTGATTATACTGCAACGAGTGGAACGACAGTTGTTCTTACTGGAACTGCTAATGTTAATGACATTCTTGCTGTAACAGCATTTACTAGTGGTTTTGTTGGAACTCTTGACTCGGCTGGAACCAATGCATTAATTAGTTCTAAGCTAAGTGCGATGGATCAACATGTTATTCCAACTACTGATAACACGTACGACTTGGGTTCTACTACTAAAAGATTCAGAGATCTCTATCTAGGACCTGGATCACTTTACGTCAACAATAAGAAAGTTATTGAAGACGACGCAGGTACTATTACAATTAAAACTGATGCAGATCAGAATATGGTTGTTAAGACGTCTGGCACTGGTCAAACGACTATGACGTCGGCTGCTGGAATAAATCTTACAGCATCTAGTACTGCAGATATTACACTGACGGCGGCTAGCGGTCAAATTGAATTAAACGGTGACATTACCGTCAACGCTTCAAATAGCATTAATAGTTCGAATTCTAATCCGATTAACTTCGGTGATATTATTGACATGAATTCAAATAAGATTGTCAATGTTACAGATCCAACAGCTAATCAAGACGCGGCCACTAAAGTATACGTTGATACACAAGTTGCAGGCGCTTCAGGATCAATTGATTCTGCCGGCACAATTGCTCTTATCGATTCATCGTATGTACAAGCGAGACAAGATCTTGCATACGGTAGCTTAACTGGCACGCCTACTATTCCTACTAATAATAATCAGTTGACAAACGGTGCTGGATATCTTGTATCATCAGATCTTTCAACATATGCTACTCAAACATATGTAACGAATGCAGTCAATGATGTTATCGATGCGGCACCTGGTGCTCTTGATACCTTAAATGAATTGGCTGCCGCATTAGGTGATGATGCGAACTTTAGTACGACTGTTACAAACTCTATTGCTGGTAAATTAGATTCGGCTCAAGCAATTGCAACCATCACCGGTTCTGATCTGGATATGGGTGGTAATAAAGTCCTCTTCGGTAATGTATATTCGGCCGAAAGTGACTTACCGTCTGCCTCATCTTATCACGGAATGTTTGCTCACGTACATGCTACTGGTGCTGGTTACTTCGCACATGGCGGTAATTGGATCAAACTAGCTAACAACAGTGATATTCCATCAGTAATCGATTCTGCTGGTATTAGTTCAATTATTACTGCTGATGTAGATGCCTCGTTTGTAAACGGATTAGGTATTACAAGTTATGCTAACTCTGACGTAGACACTCACTTAAATCAAAGCTCAGCATCTTCTAATGAAGTTCTTTCGTGGAATGGATCAGATTATGCTTGGGTTGCACAATCGAGTGGTGGTGGAACAGATTCAGCCACAGTAAGTTCAATTATTACTGCTGATGTAGATGCAGCATTTGTAACAAACCTCGGCTTTACTGCTGGCTCAAGTGGTACAACATCTGATGGTATCGATACAACATATGTCTATACAGCAACAGCTGGTCAAACAGCGTTTACTGGATCTGATGATAATTCCGCTACTTTAAGTTATGCTACTAATTCGATAATGGTGTACTTGAATGGTATCTTGTTGATCCCAACTACAGATTATACCGCAACTAATGGTACTACTGTTACTCTTACAACTGCTGCAGAAGTCAGTGATGAAATCTTAATCGTCACAGTTAAATCTGGACCTAAGACATGGACAGAGGAATCTGGTAACTATACAGCTACGGCTGGTGATAAGCTCTTTGTAGATGTATCAGGCGGCACAGCAACTGTTACACTTCCAGCATCTCCGGTGATGGGCAATGAAGTAAGAGTTATCGACGCGACAGGTAATGCAGCAACTAATAATATTACTATAAATAGAAATGGTAATAAAATTAATGGAGCTGCAGACAACTTAGTACTGGATGTTAACAGAGCGGCTATCGGATTAGCTTATTACAATTCAACTCAAGGCTGGGTATTAATAGAGAGATAATATGGCAACTTATTCAAGCGTTAAACAAGCAGTAGCAGATGCAGCCGGAGTTGGCGGTTCTGTAACCACATATTCTACACCTGCAAATTTACCCACATCTGGTAATGAAGCTGGAGATCAAGCTTTTGTTTCAAGCAATAACAGATTGTATATTTGGAATGGAAGCGGCTGGTATAATATCGCTCTCATTAATACAAATCCATCGTTTAGTAGTTCGCCAGATGGATCATATGAATTAAATACGGATGGAACTTCCACAACAATTACTCTAGTAGCCACTGATCCAGAAGGATTAGATATAACGTACACTACGACTACAGATGCTGGCTTTGACGGAATGGCTACAGTATCTAACGATTCTTCTGTGTTTACTATTACTCCTCTTTCTGCAGATTCGGCCACAACATCGTCAGGAAACCTAACATTTAAGGCCTCAGATGGTGTTAACCTTGCGTCTGCAATTTCTGAATTTACTTTAATGTTTTTTATAGAAAATTCAAATTTTACTTCTTTACTGACTAAAGCATCGGGTAATGCTGGCACAAATTCTACATTTACTGATGGCTCAACCAACGGTCATACTGTTACTGTTTCTGGGGATGCTATAAGTCAAGCATTTACTCCATATCATCCTGGAGGTTACAGTACACACTTTGACGGCACTGGAGACAGTTTACAATTAACAACTTCCGGAGACTTGCAAGCAATAGGTAGATCAGGTACGGCTGCAACAATTGAAGCGTGGGTATATTTAAACTCTGCTCCGTCTAGCAGCGGCACTGCAGTTTATTCACAAGGAACTGCGAGTTCAACCGGCGGTAGTAATATTATATCTTTTGAGATCCAACAAAATAGAACCATGCGTGGCATGGTTAATGGAAGTTATAGCAATACTACTGGTTGTCCAATAAGTACCGGTACTGTACCATTAAAAGAATGGACTCATATTGCTTTAGTTTTGAATAGCGGTACTTGGACACTATATCTAAATGGTGTTGCAGACGGTACAGCAACAGGATCTTATCCCAGCGGCACAGCCCACTCTACTGCTTATATCGGTAGAATATTTTATGATGCCGGCAGAACTGGCGATATGTATGTAAGAGATCTTAGGATTACTAGTACTGCGGTTTACACCTCTGCATTTACATCACCGACTGCACCACTTACTGCTATTACAAATACAAAATTGCTAGCATGTCATTTACCATATATGGGTGACGGATCAACTAGCAATTATACTATTACAGCAAATGGAAATACATCTACTGAAAGATTTGGTCCATATGACTATCTTTCATATAGTGCATCTACTTATGGATCGTCTGTATATTTAGATGGTACCGGAGATTATTTACAAATTGCTGATCATTCTGGATTTACTATAGATACTGGTGATTTCACTGCCGAGTGTTGGATATATCCTACTGCTCAAAAATATCAACCAGTAATATTTGGTCAGTGGTCTGATCCATATAGTTGGGGAATTTTGCTTTCAAATGATACAAATGGATATGGTAGATTAATTTTTTATGATACTGGTTATCGTGATACTACGTCAACCACTCCTGCACCCTTAAATCAATGGAGTCACTTAGCTCTAGTTAAGGATGGATCGAATGCAACCTTATATCTTAATGGTAAATCTATAGCAACTCGTGGAAGTTTAGGATCTTTAAGAAATTCAACTGCTCCTCTTACTATTGGGGCGAACTCTTCTGGTAGTCATCCATTTCAGGGATATGTTGCAGATGCTAGATTTGTCGTTGGCTCGACGCTATATACTACAAATTTTACACCTCCAGCGGCTCCGCTATCTGCAGTTACTAATACTCAATTATTAGTTCAAGCATCTCCTAGTGTCTATAATGCTAGTGGGGGAGAAAGCAAATTAGATTTAATTGGTAATACCCAATCATCTACTGCTCAAACTAAAAACGCTTCTTCAAGTATGTACTTTGATGGTAGTGGTGATTATATTAACTTAAGCGTTGATGATGGATTTGCTTTTGGAACTGGCGATTTTACTATTGAATGTTGGGCATATTTTACATCTATTTCAGATGGTAATTTACAGATAATCTTTCACACCGGTGGAACAACAAGCTCGTTACACTTTCATGTCGATGCAAATCAATTAAGCACTGGAACATCTAATTCGTATAAAGTTAATGAATCAACAACCTTTACCACAAACACTTGGTATCATGTTGCAGTAACTCGATCAAATGGTGTATCATATGTGTTTAGAGATGGTGTGTTACTAGGTACCGGTACAGCAGATACAACAAACTATACAAGCACAGGTACACCTAGGATTGGTGCAAATTCATCTGGTTCTCAGCTAGTCAATGGATACATTGAAGATCTTCGAATCACAAAAGGGCTTGCAAGATATCCGTTTATTCCAGCAAAAGAGACATTGACAGCTGTTTCAGGCACAGATTTACTTGTTGCCCACGCGTCAACTCTTACTGATGGTTCGTCTGGTGGTCGAACTCTTACGGCATCAGGAAATGCAGCTGTGTCTTCATTTGCACCGAAAGCTGATATGTATTCATTATATTTTGATGGAACAAATGATTATGTTTCGGTTCCTACTAATAGTTTAAATGGTACTGGAAACTTTACTCTTGAATATTGGATATACATGAATAATACGTCTGCTTTTGCTATCATTGGCGATATGAACACTAGCGGCGATGGCGGTTGGCAAGTGTGGTGGAATTCGTCTGTAGGTCAATTTAGGATGGGTAACGATAATCTGTCAGATTATGAAGGATATGCGTTTACAAATGAAACTGGTAAATGGTATCATCATGCGTGGGTAAGAGATGGGAGCACACTATCCTTTTTCGTAGATGGATCAAAAATAACTAGAACAACAAATGTTGGAAATATGGGCACCACGGATCTTGCTGATCAATCATCTAGAATTGGACTATTTAATGACGATAGTCATGATTTCAATGGCTACATTTCTAATCTTAGGATAATTGAAGGTACAGCACTCTATAGTAATTCGTTTACACCACCAACTAGTGAGTTAAAAGGATAATGGCAAATCCAAATTCAAGAGATTCTTTAATTGAATACTGTAAGCGGCGTCTTGGTGATCCTGTCATTGAGATTAATGTTGATGAGGATCAGTTAGAAGATAGACTCGATGAGGCTCTTCAGTATTATCAAGAGTATCATTCTGAATCTACTCTCAGAACATATTTGAAACACCAAGTTACAGCTGATGATGTAACTAACGAATATATTCCGTTAGCGTCTGATATTACATTTGTATCTAAGATGTTTCCGATTGCAAGTAACTTCTCAATGTCTAGAAATTTCTTTGATATCAAATATCAAATGATGCTAAATGACATTGCTGACTTACAAAACTTTTCTGGAGACATGGCATATTACGAGCAAATGCAACAGTATCTTGGTATGCTAGATATGAAATTAAATGGTACACCACAAATACAATTTTCTAGAAAACAAAATAGACTCTATGTCTTTGGTGACTTTCAGGATAAAGATATTTTAGAAGGCGATTATATAGTTGCAGAAGTTTATAAGATTATTGATCCGAATACACATACTTCAATATATAATGATATATGGTTAAAAGAATATACAACTGCACTTATTAAACAACAATGGGGTGCAAACTTATTAAAATTCGAAGGTATGCAACTTCCAGGTGGCGTTATTCTTAACGGCAGACAAATCTACGATGATGCAACCGGAGAAATTGAAAGACTGAGAGAAACTATCAGACTTGAACACGAAATGCCGGCTGACTTCTTTGTAGGTTAATATGAGAAATGTTTACTTTTCTGATAAAGTTAGATCAGAACAAAATCTATATGACGACATAGTCATAGAATCGCTTAAGATCTATGGACAAGATCTCTATTATCTTCCACGCGACATCGTAAATAAAGATCCAATCCTAGGCGAAGATGTACCATCTCGTTTTAATTCTTCGTATAAGATCGAAATGTATATCGAAAACGTCGAAGGTTTTGACGGTGAAGGAGATCTCTTTACTCGATTTGGTGTAGAGATTAGAGACGAAGCTACATTTATTGTATCTCGTCGTAGATGGAATATGACTATCGGCCAGTATGATAATGAGATTGAATCTGAAAGACCGCGCGAAGGTGATCTATTATATCTTCCTATGACAAATAAAATGTTTGAGATCTTACACGTTGAACATGAGCAGCCATTCTATCAGTTATCTAATTTACCAGTATATAAATTAAGAGCTCAACTGTTCGAATATAACGACGAAGATTTAGATACAGGCATTGAAGTAATTGATGAAATAGAAACTAAATATGCTTATACATATGTGCTAACTCTTGGTGCAAACGGTGTAATTGAAGTCGGTCAAACAGCTACGCAAACATTCGCTGATGGTACAATTATGAGCGGAGAAGTTGCTAAATGGTCAGACTCTGATAATAAGCTACATCTTATTCATGTGGGCGCCAATGATGGTTTATTCCATAACTTTATTACTACACAACCTCTTGTTGTAAATGATTCAAGCTATACTGTAACACTGGTAGCAGAAGATAATAAGATTTCTAATAATGAACAAAATGATGATTTCCAGTCAGATGCTGCCGGATTCCTAGACTTTACTGAAAATAATCCCTTTGGAGATCCTAGCTAATGTTTAGTCGTAAATGTAAAGAACATCTTAAGGACGTAAATGAAAGCGGACTACAGCATATGACTCATGCTATAAGCGTTGCCGGCACATTACAAGTTTTAGTTTTTATATTATTAATTCATGCTATCATGCCGTGCTTCTTTACAGACACTGCAACTAAAGCTATGAAGAAAATTATAGAGAAACGCTAATGTTTGGAACGCATTTCTATCACGAAAAGATTAGAAAGAGTGTATCTATTTTTGGTGCGCTTTTTAATAACTTATATGTGATACGCAAAAATGCCAGTGGTGGCGTGATTAGCCAAGTTAAAGTACCTTTATCATATGCACCTAAATCTAAATTTTTAGAAAGATTAGCAGAAAATCCGGACTTAGATAATGATACTCAGGTCGCAGTTAAGCTACCACGCATGTCATTTGAAATGACATCATTAGTATATGATCAAACAAGGCAATTAACTAAAGTTTCTAACTTTAATACGATAGGCTCTGCAGTAGAGAACAGACAAAAATTCTATTCTCCTGTTCCTTACACAATTAATTTTCAGCTAAATGTATATGCTAAAACACAAGATGATGCTTTACAAATTGTAGAACAAATTTTACCTACATTTAATCCACAGTACACAATAACAATTAAACCTTTTAATACTGAATATCCTACGTTTAAGGAAGATATTCCAGTTGTTATTCAAGGTGTAGGATTTACGGATGACTTTGAAGGATCTTTAGAACAAAGACGCACTATTATTTACACATTAGATTTTGAAATGAAAGTGTCATTCTATGGGCCTATAAATACAAAGGATATTATTAGAACTGGTGTCGCAGATGTGTTTCTACAGAATGAAAACTTAGATACTACTGATGCAAAATTAGAAAAGATTACAGTCACTCCTAATCCTCTTAATACAATTGGTCTGGCCGATAGTGATTTTGGATTTACAACAGCTATTGATTTAAGTTTTGATAGTGCATAAAGGCAAATAATATGTATGAATATAGATGTAAAGTAGTCCACATTGTTGATGGTGATACAGTTGATGTTGATATTGATTTAGGATTTGGTGTGTGGATGCATAAAGAAAGAATCCGTTTATTCGGTATTGATACTCCAGAATCACGTACACGTGATCTCGAAGAAAAAAAATATGGATTAGCTGCTAAAGAGTTTCTAACTGGTATGTTAGATGATGAAGGTGGTATTATTCTAAAGACACATAAAGATGCTGAAGGTAAATTCGGTAGAATACTTGGAGAGTTATGGCGTACAACAAATTATGCTGATAGGTCTATTAACCAATATATGATTGAAAAACATCATGCAGTTAACTACTATGGTCAATCAAAAGATGACATAGCTGAGCAACACTTGAAAAACCGTGAATTGGTACAGATTGATGGAAAAGAATGATAAAATTAAAAACGATTATGAGTATTCCCGTGATACTTATTATGAGTTAATTGAAAAAGGTCGCGAATCTTTAGAAGACATGATTGAAGTTGCTCGTGCTTCAGAACATCCTAGAGCATATGAAGTATTGTCAGGTATGATTAAAAATATATCTGATGTTAATGATAAGCTGATGGATCTAAATAAGAAAAATAAAGACATTACAACTGATAAAGAACCTACACAGATTGCAGGTTCAACTACAAATAATAATGTTTTTATCGGTTCTACAGCAGAGTTACAAAAAATGCTTAATGATGATGAAGACGATATAATCGATGTCACTCCTGAATCAAGCTGAATCTTATTTAGGAAATCCAAATGTTAAACGCGATGGTGTTCAACAAGGATGGACTAAAGAACTAATAAAAGAATACAGAAAGTGTAGTAGAGATCCTATACACTTTGCTGAAAAATATTGTAAAGTTATATCACTTGATTACGGTTTAGTTCCATTTAAACTATATCCTTATCAAAAGAAAATGTTTAGGTACTTTAATGAGCATAGGTTTAACATTGTATTGGCATGCCGACAATCAGGCAAATCGATATCAGCATGTGCGTATCTTCTCTGGTTTGCGCTCTTCCATTCGGAAAAAACAGTTGCGGTTCTTGCTAACAAAGGGGCAACAGCTCGGGAAATGTTATCTCGTATCACGCTTATGCTTGAAAACATTCCGTTCTTTTTACAACCGGGCTGTAAAGCGCTTAATAAAGGATCACTCGAGTTTAGCAATAATAGTAGGATCATTGCTGCTGCCACTAGCGGCAGTTCTATTCGTGGTCTTTCAGTAAATTTACTTTATCTTGACGAGTTTGCATTTGTGGAGAGAGCTAATGAATTCTATACCTCCACGTACCCTGTTGTATCTGCTGGTAAAGATACAAAAATTATCGTTACCTCGACAGCGAATGGCATTGGCAATACTTTCTATAAGATATGGGAAGGAGCCAGTCAGGGAACTAATGAATTTTATCCATTCAGAGTCGACTGGTGGGATGTGCCTGGACGAAATGACGAATGGAAAAAACAAACAATAGGTAATACCTCTCAATTACAATTTGATCAAGAGTTTGGAAATACATTTTTTGGTACAGGTGATACTCTCATTAATGCAGAAACATTAATGAGTTTTAGAGCCAAGCCCTATATAAAAGCTTTAGAGTCAGGAGATCTTTTAGTATATAATGAAGTAGTAAAAGATCATGATTATATTATGACTGTTGACGTAAGCAAGGGAAGAGGTCAGGATTATTCTACTTTTAATTTGATCGATATTAGCGTTCGCCCATTTGCACAGGTTGCTGTATATCGCAATAACACTATCTCTCCTTTACTCTTCCCCAATATTATATATAAGTACGCGAAAGTCTACAACAATGCTTATGTAGTTATAGAATCGAATGATCAAGGGACCGTCGTATGTAATGGGCTATACCATGATTTAGAATATGAAAATTTACACCTAGAATCTACAGTAAAAGCGAATAGAATAGGCATTGAAATTACTCGTAAAACTAAAAGACTTGGCTGTTCTTCAATAAAAGATATACTAGAAAATAATAAATTAGATATTGTTGATGAAGAAACTATACTAGAAATTTCTACTTTTGTTGCTAAGGGGCAGTCATACGAAGCTTCAGACGGAAATCATGATGATCTAATGATGAACTTAGTAATGTTTGGTTACTTCTCATCTACACAATACTTTGGTGATATGACAGATATTAATTTAAAAGATATGTTATTTAATCAAAGGCTAAAAGAAATCGAAGACGACGTTGTACCATTTGGGTTTATTGATGATGCAAGCGATCATATACAGAATTTAGAAAAAGAAGATAATCCATGGGCAATTGAGTATACGAATGAAAACTTCTAATTTCATACTATTATAAATAATAGCATATGTGAACAACCGTATTATGATCGCTTATAATTAGTAACCGAAAAGGAAAAAAGTATGGCACTCTTTACACCGTCCGAATCTCCTGCGGTTGTCGTCAAAGAAATAGATCTGACTGGTGGCGTGCCAAATGTCCAGTCAACTACCGGCGCCATCGTAGGCAATTTCCGTTGGGGTCCAGTACAGCAAAGAACATCAATTGCGAATGAAGCGCAGTTGGTAGATACTTTTGCCTCACCAGACACTGTCAACACAATCGATTTCCATAGTGCAGCATATTTTCTGCGCTATTCTAGCTCAATGCAAGTGGTAAGAGAAGTTACTTCTGTTGCTAAGAATGCTGTCTCGACTACAGGTCAAACAGCTTCAGCTACTCCGCCTGCAGAGCTGGTTAAAAACGCTGATGATTTTGATGCACAACTTTCTGCATTAGATTCAGATGCTCACACTTTCGTAGCTAAATATCCAGGAATTTTAGGTAATAGCTTAAAAATATCTATGTGTCCAGCAAACGACTCAGCGTTTGATGCTTGGACATATAAGTCATCATTCGACGCTGCGCCTGGTACTAGTGCATATGCAACTGGTAAAAGTGCAACAGACGATGAAGTACACGTAGCAATTGTAGATGCTAATGGAGAAATAACTGGAACCGCAAACACAGTTCTAGAAACATTCCCATTCTTATCGCAGGCCTCTGATGCCAAAAATGCAGATGGTACAGTTAACTATGTAAAAGACGCAATTAACGAGCGTTCTTCATATGCATGGATGGTTAACTTTGATTCTGATTATGGTTTTGGCGGTACAGCTGCTACTAGTGGGAAAGACTTCAATGCATTAACAGCCGCTACAGATTATACCTTTACACAAGGTGTTAACTCTGCTGCATTAACAACTGCTGAATATGCCACTGGTCATGATCTTTTTGAAGATAAAGACATTGTAGAAGTCGACTTCTTAATTGCACCTGGTATGGGAACGACAACTGATCAAACCACAATTGTTAATGACTTGATTAGTACAGCACAATCAACTCGTAAAGATTGTGTAGTTGTTACTTCGCCTGCGCGGGATGATGTAATAAATCTTACAAACCCAACATCAATTACAACTAATGTTGTTTCTACTGCTAATACATTTACCAATTCATCTTATTTAATTATGGATGGTAATTATCTTAAGGTTTATGATAAATATAACGATCAGTATATTCATATTCCTGCTGCATCTTCTACTGCAGGCTTGATGGCTGCAACTGACATTAATAGAGCACCATGGTTTTCACCTGCAGGTTCTAGACGCGGTCAGTATTTAGGAATTACAGCAATTAGTTGGACTCCAACAAAAGCTCAAAGAGATACTCTTTATAAGGCTAGTGTTAATCCAATTGCTAATATTCCTGGTCAAGGTGTTATCCTCTTTGGAGACAAGACCAAGTTAAATAGACCATCTGCTTTTGATCGTATTAACGTTCGTAGATTGTTCCTCGTACTTGAAAGAGCAATTGGTAGAGCAGCTGAGCAAGTCCTGTTTGAATTCAATGATGAGTTCACAAGAGCAGAATTTGTAAACATCATTGAGCCTGTATTGAGAGAGATCAAAGGTAGACGTGGTATCACAGACTTTAAGGTTGTTGCTGATGAAACAAACAACACAGCCGAAGTCATTGATCGTAATGAGTTTATCGCAAGCATCTTCATCAAGCCTGCTCGTTCCATCAACTATGTCACTCTTAACTTTGTGGCAGTTAGAACTGGCGTCGACTTTGAAGAAGTCGTTGGCACAGTTTAACATAGGAGAAAACAATGGCAGTATTAGGAGTTGATGACTTCAAATCAAAGCTGAGAGGCGGTGGTGCTAGACCTAATCTATTCAAAGCCACTATTAACTTCCCAGCTTATGCAGGTGGAGATCCTGAATTAACATCTTTCTTGTGTGAAGCAGCACAGCTTCCTGGCTCTACAATGGGTACAATTGTTGTACCTTTCCGTGGACGTCAGCTGAAAATGGCTGGTGATCGTACATTCGCAGAATGGACAGTCACTATCATTAATGACACAGACTTTGCAGTACGTAATTCAATGGAAAGATGGATGAATGGAATGAATGCACATTCGGCTAACACCGGATTAGCTTCTCCAATTGCATATGAAGCAGATCTAAAAATTGAACAGCTTGACAGAGCCGGAGAATCAGTAAAGCAATACACCTTTAGAGGTGCATTCCCTACAGACCTTTCACCTATTGAGGTCAATTACGGATCTACGGATGAAATCGAAAGATTCACTACAACGTTCCAGTATCAGTACTTTGATTCTGAGAATCCGCTTACTACAAGCTAAGATAAATAATAAGTGGAGGCGGGTTATCTGCCTCCACTAAATTTGGAGATAAGTATGGCTGAAAATGATAGAAGTGTAAAGCTCTTTGGTTTCGAAATCAAAAGAGCTGAGCAAGAAGATCCGAAGAAAAAACCTTCTATTGTTCCTGCACGTGATGATGATGGTGCTGGTTACGTAACTGCATCTGGTTCACATTATGGACAATATATTAATTTAGACGGTGATGACTCTAAAGATAATTATCAATTAATTATGAAGTATCGTGGTGTTTCTCACCACCCTGAAGTAGATATGGCAATTGAAGATATTGTAAATGAGTCTATTGTTGGAAGTGAGACAAAAAAATCTATTGAAATTAATTTAGATAATGTTGAAGTTCCCGATAATGTAAAGAAAACGATTACAGAAGAATTTGATAATGTCTATGGTATGCTTAATTTTAATGAGTTAGGTCATGATATTTTTAGAAGATGGTATGTTGATGGTAGAATTTATCATCATCTCGTAGTTAATGAGTCGCAATTAAAAGCTGGAATCTTGGAAATTAGACCAATCGATTCTGCTAAGATGCGCAAAGTAAAACAAGTAAAAAAGAAAAAAGATCCGGTTACTGGTGTTAATTTAATTGAAAAAATTGACGAATATTATATTTACCAAGAAAAACCTGGACAACAAAACTCAGGTGTTAAACTGACAGCTGATTCTGTACAGTACACAACATCAGGTTTACTTGATGAAACACGTAAAAAAATTCTATCATATTTACATAAAGCGCTAAAGCCATTAAATCAATTAAGAATGATGGAAGACAGCCTCGTTATCTATCGTTTGGCCCGAGCTCCTGAAAGAAGAATCTTTTATATTGATGTAGGTAACTTACCTAAAGGTAAATCTGAAGAGTACATGAAACAAATCATGGCTCGTTATAGAAACAAACTTGTATATGATGCTCAGACTGGTGAGATTAGAGATGATCGTAAACATATGTCGTTACTCGAAGATTTTTGGCTTCCACGTAGAGAAGGTGGTAGAGGTACTGAAATTTCTACATTACCTGGTGGTGAGAACCTTGGCCAGATTGATGACATTGTATACTTCCAGAAGAGATTATATCGGTCTCTTAATGTACCTCTTAATAGATTGGAACAAGAGCAACAGTTTAGTCTTGGTAGATCTACCGAGGTTTCAAGAGATGAATTAAAGTTTCAGAAGTTTATTGATAGACTTCGTAAAAGATTTTCTCATGTATTTTTAGATATTCTACAAAAACAATTAATTCTTAAAGGTGTTATTACTGAAGAAGATTGGAATCAATGGAAAAGTGATATTGTATTAGATTATGCAAGAGATAATCACTTTACAGAATTAAAAGATGCAGAGCTATTAAGAGAAAAGGTTCAAACATTAGATCAAATTAGTAATTATGTTGGTGAATACTTCTCAAAAGAGTGGATTCAAAAGCATGTACTTCATTTTTCTGATGAAGATATTGAAGAAATTGATAAACAAATAGCTAAAGAACCTCAACCAGATATAGACACTGATCAAAATTGATATAAATAACATTAAATTAAAGGAATTTTTTAATGAGCAGATCTAGAAACTTAGCAAAAAACCTAGGTAAAATGTTAGCCGGAGGCAAGCTATCAGCTTCTGGTACGGTTGATGCTGACGAGTTGCAGGGTCAAAACAGTGCTTATCATTTAAATCATAATAATCATACTAACGTACCTTCTGATCATGTGCAGTTCAATCAAACTGGCGACTTAGCTGTTACAACTGGTACAGCAAGATGGTATGCACCAAGGGCTTTGACAATTTCTAGAATTAATGGTAAACTTGCTACTGCATCTAATGGAACAGTAGGAGTAGCTCTTGCTAAGAACGGCACACAAATAAATACATTTAATATTAGTGCTAGTAGTACTAATAACAATCAAACGGGATTAAGCCTTTCAATAGCTGAAGGCGATTATTTGACAATTAATATCACAGCCGTGGGAAGTACTCCTGGTAGTGATCTAAGTGTAAAAGTATATTACAGTTAACAGGAGAAGACTGATGGCGCTTACAGATGCGGCTAGAATTGAAGAATTAGGTAGCTTGTTGGGCATGCCTTTACAGTACGACTCTGATGAGTCATTAACTACTACTGAAGTTTGGGTTTATAGTACAGAATCTAAAGTAGACAGTGAAATAAATGCTCGAAGCTTATGCGCTGATCCAGAGAATGATGCTCGTATGAACATGATCGACGGCAATTGGCATGCAGGTTTTATGTCAAACCCCAACTTAATCGATTCCGCAGACGTGTGGTCGGAAATTACGGAGTAAAAAATGGCATATTTCAGATTTAAGGTTAATAACAGTAACACATCAGCATCTGGCTCGCAAATAAAAGAGGCGATGTACATCATCTACAATTGCATGCTTGGTAACCACACTTCAGCGAGTACATTTGGTACATTAAGTAATGAAGGAAGTGCAAATGAGTGGTTTAATTCCGGAGACAGTATTGTAGTAAATGATTCGGCTCACAGACAGACTAAGCATACTGGAGCATTATTCGACACCAGTACATCTACTACATCTGCTACAGGCGTATATCATGTTGCTAGCGCTCCATATGGCACATCTTCATATGCGTATTTTGATTTCTATAAAAGACATTATATGAATTACAGGATTACTGGAACTCCTTCTACATACAGTAATTTTGAATCGTATGTAAAGTTTAGAATCGGGTGGAGTTCTAACACCGGTTGGTGGATAGGTATGCAAGACCGTAATGCTGGTAATACGCTGCCAACTACTAGTAATTTTGGTACCAGCGGTTATATCGGACAACCTTCATCAAGTTTAGAAGTTGGAGACCAAGCTTGGGACAAAACTGATACTCTAGATCTGTGGCTGGGTGAGACTCACTTTGGTTGGGCAACATACCACTATACTGGTGGTGCACCATCATCTAGTAACATAAACGCTGGATCCAATCATTTTATGTGCTGGAGTGATTTTCCATACATTGATTCTATTGATGGTTGGCATCAAGATCAAAATACTATTTATTATCCTGGTGTTATGTTAAATGTGGGTATGTCACAGCATGATGTTAGAGTCCGTGATGTCGCCCCTGGTACCAGTGACTATTCTGAATTTCAACTTCTGAGATATGGTAAGGTTAACGGCATCGGTGGCTATTGGAATTCCCCAGCTTCGCAGTCGCATACTAATTATGTTAATCATAGTTCCGGCGGTACTAGCCATGCTCACTTTGGCAGAATATGGCCAAGTCCATTAAGTTCTATTACTGGAAGTCCAACAGTTGATGGAAGCGGGCCTATTTTAGTTCCTGTACAATATCAAGGTACTCCTTCATATGGATATGGAACGGCTAGTACTACTACAGTAACTAGTGCTGGTGGTGGCTTGGCTAGTGCACAAAACTTTGGAGATACTCGTTGGGGTCCAATGCTTAATTTATATCAGCTGCCAGATGAATTTGGCGACGGGCCTGGTGATAGACTTAAAGTGGGAAGTGACTACTATAGAACAGCTTGGACACATAAAAAGGGTGGTAATTCTACTACCTTCCAAAATACATCAAATAGAACAACGAATGTATATGGCATGCCTGAAAAATCAGTAGTAGGACCGGATGCTCTGTAATGGCTGATTCTAGTACACCATTAGATTCTGAAGGCCATTTGTTCATCACTGCCAATATGGGCGCTGGGGATACTGGCTATGGTGCTATGTATCATCCTTTTGAGAAGGGACTTCTTTCACGAGGTGCATTGATTGATAGTCAAAATACAAGTGCCTTTGGGCCTATAATCGGCGGCGAGTTTCTAATGCGCGACATTGCTGATTCTGGTACTTCTACGTTTTTAGGAGCCGGAGCTAACTCTTATGGTCAGCAGCTTATTATGGATTTAGATAGTGATGCATCAAATGCTTCTGGTGGTGAAGGTGGCGGTGGTAGTGGTATTACCCAATATTGGATAGGATAGGAATTAAGATATGTCAAGATCATTTACTATTGCAAAGGGATTATCATCTTCGGACATTGCAGGTACTTTAGATGAAAATGGTATCTCATCTTCTGGTTCTGGTGTTACTGCCTACAGCCATGACTCTTCTGGTGGATTACTTTCAGAAAGTACTACTGATCATACAGACGGATCACTACATTGGCTAGGTGAGCTTAATGAACTTTATGTTTGGGATAGTGACGCATCTAAATATTATTTACTTGAAAATACCAAAACTACTGGTTTAGGAGAAGTGTTATTTACAATGGGTGCCAGTTCATATGCTTATGTGAGTGGAAATGGCCTCTATTACAATGATACTAACAGTAAACGAACCGACAGGTATACATTATCTTCAAGCTCTAATGCAGCTTATTCAGGAAATCTTCTCGCAAAACGATCATACGCGGCAGGATTATCTTCTACAACTGCTGCATATCTAGTTGGTGGTTACAGACAGCCGACATCATACGACACTGTTGAAAAATTTCCATTTGCGACTGAAGGTAATACTACTGGTGTTGTAGACATGTCTGATACTCAGGCCGGTCATAAATCAGCATCACTACATACACATACAGCTGGTTATGTGGCTGGGTTCGCGAACCCAACTAGTGCAGCAATATATAAATTTACTTATGCGTCTGAGTCAGATTCACTAGAGACACAGTCTTTAAGTGGTTCAATGGAAAGAGGAACAGGCGCATCTTCTGCTGATGCTGGTTATGTTATGGGCGGCTCGCCAACCCCTATTGGTGGTACAAACATTCAAAAGTTTTCATTTTCCTCTGGCGCGGTGTCTACATCAGGACAATTGTTATCGAGTAGATATAGTGGCAGTGGAACTTCATCTTCAACACATGCATATCACGCCGGTGGCAATCCCGGTGACACAAATGTAATACAAAAGTTTCCATTTTCTTCAGATGGAAACACATCTGATGTGGGTGATCTAACAACTGGTCGTGCTCCGAAGAATTCCGCAGGAGCACAATCAGCTACACATGGTTATACTTCAGGTGGATATGTATATCCGGGCTCCAGCGGGGGTATAATCGATAGATTTCCATATTCTGCAGATGGTAATGCATCAGATGTAGGTGATCTCACCCGCGGAACTTATGGTCATACAAACACTTTTGTTTAAATAGTTATAGGATATATAAATTATATTATTAGTATTATTGAGATTTATAATGAAACAATTGCATTTTTGTGGTGGACTTCCCAGAACTGGTTCTACAGTTTTGATGAATATACTTCAACAAAATCCTAATATCTTTACAACTACTACGGATCCGTTTCCAGAAATCTTAGACTCTAACATTTTACAAAAGTCTAGGACTAAAGAAAAGTTCCAAGCTATGTCTGCTAAACAAGCAGATGAAGCTGTTTATGGAATGGCAATGGGTGCTACTATAGGTTGGTATGCAGGTCTTACAGAAAAACCCGTTGTTATTTCTAAGTCACGTGAGTGGTCACGGGTTTACCATCTTTTTCCAGATTCCAAACATATTGTAATGATTAGAGATCTACGAGATATTGTAGAGAGTTTTGATCGAGTTAACTCAAAGCTAAAGGCTCTTCATACTATTGATAACGAAGGCAGGAACTATGCCACGATGTGTGAGGACGAAAAATATAATTATCATTTTACAACCTTAAATTCGTTTTCTGATCCTTTACATAACTCACTTCCTCGATATGTTGAAATGTTTAATTCAGAAAATATTAAGTTTGTGCGATATGAAGATTTTCTTAAAGAGCCAGTCTTTATGATTAATCGCGTGTATAAGTTTCTTGGTATAGATTCATATTTCCACGATCTCGAAAATATTCAACAATCAGAAATGTTCGAACACGACAATGCATACTTTTTTGAGAAAACAAATCATCAAGTTAAACAACAAATGGTTCCATGGTCGGAACCTAAGCGAGTATTATCAGATAGCTTTCATGACAGAGTTATAGATAACCACGAATGGTTTTATAGAGCATTTTACCCAGAGGTTTTATCATGAGCGCAGCAGAACACTTTAAACAACAAAAATACATTTATCTTTCAAATGTAGTATCACGTGAAGATTGTAAAGCACTTACGACCCATATGTATGGTTTGCAAGATGCAGGTAAATTAATAAAAGATCCTCAATGTCCATTATCTGATAGTGTATATGGAGATCCAGTATTTGATACTCTATTGGAAACTCTAGCAGGTCCTTTATCTAAGCAATTGGGTATTGAGCTTCTACCAGCATATACATATGCTAGGATTTATGCACCAGGTGAAACACTAGTAAAGCACAAAGACAGACCATCATGCGAGATCTCAGGTACAATGACTCTCGGATTCGATCCTGGTTCTGGTATCTGGCCAATCTACTTTGGTAAAGACGATGATGATATTGTGGGTACACCAATTGATATTAATATCGGTGATCTTGTTATGTACCACGGTAATGAGTTAAATCATTGGAGACCGGAATACAAAGGTAAATGGCAAGTACAGGTATTCTTACATTACGTAGATGCAAATGGTCCACATGCAGATCACGCTTATGACGGTCGTTTAAAACTTGGTGTAGATAAAAATGAATCCACACTACGTAAGTTTGAAAGTAAACCCGAAAAAGTAGAACAACCTAAAGAGCAAGTTGCCACTGTTAAACCAGAGATGACATCATCAGTTATTAATGATGGTGTTATGATTCGTACATGCGACGACATTTTTCCTGGTGCTGCAACATATCATAGCGGCTTTAAGCCTGAACATACGTTTAGTCAGGCTGAATGTCAAAAGATTTTAGATCAAAATAAAAAGCTATATCCAGTAAAGTCAACTGTAGGTACAGGTGAAGGCGGTGGAACCTATGATCCTAAAGTTAGATCTGTTGACACTTACCATATTGAGCTAACAGACGAAACACAGTGGATCTTTGACAAGATTGCTGTAGCTGTAGGTGTTGCAAACTCTGAATATTATAAGTTTGATCTACTGGGTATTACTCATTCTTTACAGCTCTTGCATTATAAAGCAACAGAGAATGGTCACTATGATTGGCACATTGATTGTGGCGAAGGTAATGCTGCAACAAGAAAGATTTCTCTATCAATCCCGCTTACAGAACGCGATGTATACGAGGGTGGAAATTTAGAGATTAATAATAATGGAAATGAAATGAAAGCTGTTGACGAACAAGGTTCTATTACCTTCTTCCCTAGCTATTTACTACATCGCGTTTCTCCGGTAACTAAAGGAGAAAGATGGGTTATTGTCGTTTGGGTACATGGCCCAAATCGTTTTAAATAGTTTTTTGTATAAATATAGACATAGGAGATATTATGTCGAAGAAAAGTGAAGATAAAGCAGTTAAAGAAAAGTCAACTGAAGTTGCAGTATTTGAACAGCTTCGTACTGATTTAGATATTACTCGCGATATTAGTGGCTTTAGTGTATCGATGAATGATGTCTTTGGTAAGGGATCGTTAGCTAGTAAAGAAAGTTTTGGAGGGTTAACCTTTAAGGAAAATTCTGAGAAAGTCGATTTGGCTATTCAGAATACCAATGAATTACAATCTATTTGGAATCATAGTCATACACAATGGATGTGGAGACATTTGAATTTAAGTTGGTTGTCGCCTATGAAAAATATGAGGCAAATCTCAGCTGAGATCTCTCGTAAGAAAGGCGCACTTAATGAAGCCAAATGGAAACATGTACAGAATGAAATTAAGATTAAGAAGATTGAAGAAGAGTTATCAAAACCTGAACTTTTAGAATATTGGAGAGAAGTAGATCTAAAAGTAAAGCTGGCTCAACTTCAAGAAGGACTCGCAGAGAGTTCAACGGCTATTGAAGGTGCTATGAAGGATCTCTTGGCGCTTAATGAATTATATGAACAGTTAAAAGAAAAGGTTTCTGACTTTAGTGAAGAGGATGTCGAAGCAGAAGAAACGCAGTCACATATGAAGAGAAGTATTGTGCAGTGTATTCGTGATATTAGACAAAGCGGTTCTATTACTAAAGGAGAGCAAGAGTATCTTGAGCAGATTGGCATCAATCCAACAAAGATGCAGAATGTATTGAGAAATTATGTAAAGAGCGAAGCTGAACAAGATTCGTGGGATGTTTCAGGTCTTTATACTTTTGTTGATGATATCGTAGAAGAGCTTGCTAATCGACATAAAGTTGATGAAGTAAGAATGGATCTTCAGGGATTTAAAAATGAGTATATTGGTTCAATTACGATGGACAAAAAAGTAGCGCTACTAGGTAATTCAACAGGAGAAGAATAATGCCAGTAATCGAATATAAGTTTCAGATTTCTGAAACAGGAAGAAATGTAATCCCAGGCTATGTCGAAGATCGTGGCCATTTTTATAATCCAGCAGACTTTACATATGTGGGTTGGGTAAAAGCTGAAGCAGATCGTGAGTATTGGGTTCCAGATACAATTGAAGAACTCACGAAAGCTGAAATGGTAACACGTGTACTCGGTATGCATGCGGCTAATCCAATGAAAGCTATGGGTGATGACGGCGAGATGTCAGAGGACGACATGACAAATGATCAAGTTACAGCTATGGTTGAAGCTTGGTATGATGCATTCGTAACGGCTAATAGCTAATGGAAGAAATGATTGCGAGCAAGCTAGAGGAAATGGAACACCATGAGCTTGCTGATATTATGAGAAAGTTAATGATGGAAGACCAAGAGGCCTTTGAAACTCTAAAGGAAATCATTGAAGATCATATTTAGAAAGAAAAAATTATGAGTGAACTTACAAAAGACTTAATTCAGAATGCTCTTGATCAAGACTTTAATAAAGCTAATCAAGTATTTGACACTATGATGAATGACAAAATGGCTGATCTATTAGATCAAGCTAAAGTTGCTATAGCGGGGCAAATGTTCAATGGAGAAGAACCAGAAGACGAACAACTCGATCTCGACTTTGAGTCAGACGATGATGGCGGAACTGATGAAGAAGCCGATGCCGAGGCTGGTGAGGAGTATGCAGCTGACGATGAGACAGAGGTCAGCGATGAGACGGAAGAAGAATATGAAGAAGATGCTGCCAGCTAAATATTAATATGAGTAGAAAATAATAAAATTATAAATAATAGCAAAGAAGAGTAATGAAAACTTTTTTAGAAATAAGAGAAGCAATGCGCAAAGACATGCCACCAGGTGAGCATGTATTCGATACAAAAATTAAAGGTATTGAAGTAATGGTGCATAAAGAAAAAGGTAAGTTTACTACCTATGTAGATAGGGAAAAACTTGACACTTATCCTAATCTCAATATTGCTAAAAAAGCTGGTATTGAATACGTTAAACAGGTAAAGTAAAATGAAACTGATTGCAGAATATACCGAAGATAATTTAGAAATTCTTACCGAAGAAAAAAATGGTAAGAAGTCATACGCTATTGAAGGTATCTTTATGCAAGCAGAAACAAAGAATCGTAACGGTCGGATATATCCGCGCGATGTGATGGAAGCTGCAGTTGATAAGTACAACACAGAACAAGTCATCAAAGGTCGTGCTGTTGGTGAATTGAATCACCCTGAAGGACCGACTGTTAATTTAGACAAAGTTTCTCACAAGATTGAATCCCTCGATTGGAGAGGGAATGATGTTGTGGGTAAAGCACGCATTTTGAATACTCCTATGGGTGAGATTGTAAAAGGTCTTCTCGACGGCGGGGTCAATCTGGGTGTTTCGACTCGTGGTATGGGAAGTTTGCAGCAAAGTGGGGGAGCGATGGTTGTAAAATCAGATTTTCTCCTCAACGCCGTTGATATCGTACAAGATCCGTCTGCACCAAGCGCTTTCGTTAATGGAATTATGGAAGGTGTAGAGTGGGTTTGGAACAATGGCATAATCGAAGCTCAAGCAATTGAAAAAATGGAGACTGAAATTATCAAAGCTCCACGTGCTGATCTCTATGAGACTCAGGTTCGTGAGTTTAAGAATTTCCTCTCGTTGGTCAAATCTAAAGTATAAGGAGTCAATAAAATGACTGAAATCAATCAGGAAGTTGAACTCCACGATGATGACAACGAAGTCGTGGAAGAAGCTCACGATCCCAAAAATGCTGAAGCACAGTCTATCGCTTCTGTTGATAAAGCAGAAGATGCCGGTAAGACTGCTCCAAAGCGTAAAGGTGATCAAACAAAACAAGATCCAATGCCTAAAATGCCAGGTACAAAAGCTGGTATGATTAATGCAATGTATCAAAGCATGAATAAAATGGATAAAAAATCTTTACAAGCAATGTATTCTAAAAGTATGGAAAGTGTTGCCTATGAAGATGGAGATTCTATTTTAGAAAACGAAGAAGCTGATTTTAATTACGAAGCTGACTTCAGTGCAGATCTTAATGCATTAGTTAACGAAGAAGCTACTCTTTCAGAGGACTTCAAAGCTAAGGCAGAGGTAATCTTCGAAGCAGCTATTAAGTCAAAGCTGGCTGAAGAGATTGATCGTCTTGAAGAAAAGTACAACGAAGAACTCGATGCAGAAGTAACTGCTACTAAAGAGGACCTCGTAGAGAAAGTAGACAGCTATCTAAACTACGTAGTTGAAAACTGGATGGAAGACAATAAGTTAGCAATTCAAACTGGTCTCCGTACGGAAATCGCTGAAGGCTTTATGAACAATCTGAAAGATCTGTTCACAGAGTCATACATCGAAGTTCCTGAGTCCAAGGTTGATCTTGTTGACGAACTCGCTGAAACAGTTGAAGAACTTGAGGAAAAACTCAACAGCACAACTGGTAACGCAATTGCAATGGCAGAAGAGTTAGAGTCTTATAAGCGTGATGCAATTATTGCTGAGCACTCAAAAGATCTTGCAGACACTCAAGTTGCAAAACTTAAGTCTTTAGTAGAAGACGTAGACTTTGATGACGAAGAGACTTTCGCTAAGAAAGTAGCTACTGTTAAAGAATCATACTTTACTAAAGAGTCAGTAAACGTTGAGACAGCTGATATTGATACAGATGAAAGCGATGATATCGTAGAATCTTCTGGTTCAATGGCACAGTATATCTCTGCTTTAAAAGCAACACAATCGTAATTTAGGAGTCCAAAATGCAATCTTACGATAAGTTAATGGAAAAATGGGCCCCAGTACTCAACGAAGAGTCTGCCGGCGCTATCCAAGATAATCACAGAAAAGCAGTAACAGCTGCAATTCTGGAAAACCAAGAAATTGCTCTTCGTGAAGAGCAAACAATGAACGAAGCTGCACCATCAATGAACACAGGTTCTGGTGTTGCTAACTGGAATCCAGTCTTAATTGCTCTCGTACGTCGTGCAATGCCAAATCTTATGGCATATGACATCTGCGGTGTGCAGCCAATGTCTGGTCCAACAGGCTTAATCTTTGCGATGAAGTCTAAGTATCGTACAACTAAAGCTGGTGTTTCTGATGGTGCTGAAGCACTGTTTGACGAAGCAGCCGTTGGTTTCTCCGGCGATTCAGCAACAACTGGTAATGGTGCAGCTGGTCCGTCAGGTCTCTCTGGTATCGATCCTTTAGCAGGTGACGTAACTGGTGACTCATCACTCGATTCTGAGCGTTCAGGACCTTATGCAGGTGATGCATATACAACTGCAGAAGCTGAAGCTCTTGGTGATAATACCGAGTCTTTCGCAGAAATGGGTTTCACCATTGAAAAAGCTACAGTCACTGCTAAGTCACGTGCACTGAAAGCTGAATATTCGCTGGAACTGGCACAGGATCTTAAAGCTATTCATGGCTTAGATGCTGAAACAGAGCTGGCTAATATTCTTTCAACAGAAATCATGGCTGAAATCAACCGTGAAGTTGTTCGTACAATTAACGCACAAGCTAAGACTGGTGCATTAACATCTAACACAGCTATTAACGGTATCTTCGACGTACAGACAGATGCAGATGGTCGTTGGTCAGTTGAGAAGTTCAAGGGTCTGATTCTTCAGATCGAGCGTGAGTGTAATACAATTGCTAAAGAGACACGTAGAGGTAAAGGTAACTTTATGGTCTGCTCGTCTGACGTAGCTTCTGCACTTTCAGCAGCTGGTATGCTGGATTATACACCAGCACTTTCTACAAACCTTAACGTTGATGACACAGGCAATACATTTGCTGGTGTTCTTAACGGTCGCACACGCGTCTACGTCGATCCGTATGCAACAGCTAACTATGTAAACGTTGGTTATAAAGGTACTAACCCATACGATGCTGGCCTCTTCTATTGCCCATACGTTCCATTAACAATGGTACGTGCAGTCGGTGAAGAGACATTCCAGCCAAAGATTGGCTTTAAGACTCGCTACGGCATGGTCTCAAATCCATTTGTTGGTGCAACACCTGCGAACGGTCTTGCTGCAGCAAAATCAAATCAATACTACAGAATTTTCCGCGTCGACAATATCCTCGGCGCTTAATTCTAAAAATAATAAACTTAAGAGCAGCTTCGGCTGCTCTTTTTTTACGTAAAACTTATATAAATAGATGTATGGAAATACTTTGGCATATATTATTAACAGTATGTTTAGGATCGACGTGTATTGATCAAGATGTTCAATGGTTTGAAACCGAAGAGCAGTGTAAAAGCATGCTCATAACATATGGACAATTGCCTCCAGACGGAGATTGGGATGTTGTTGAATACATTTGTAAACCCGTAGGAAGCACAGGAACATAATGTGGCAGAACTAACAGACAACTTTAATTACCTACAGCCTACTTCGTTTAAGATCAGTTTAGATAGAAAAAACTATCCAAACTTAGAATTCTTTTGTCAAAGTTTTGTGCATCCTGGTATGATGCTTAATGCAGTAGAAGTTCCTTATAAGAAATTACAAAATGTTCCATTTGTTGGAGATAAGTTAACCTTTAACGAATTGCAAGCAAATATTCTACTAGACGAGAATATGAAGTCATATGATGAAATGTATTCTTGGATGCGTAGAATATTAGATCAAGTAGAAGTACCTTCATATCAAGCTGGTATTATACCACCAACCACAGCAGATATGACTTTAACTATATTGTCTAGTCATAATAATAAAACTAAACAAGTAAGATATATAGATTGTATTCCAACAGCTCTTACTGACATTCAATTTGAATCAACTGCTGGCGGAGAAACATTTATTACTTTTGGAGCTTCATTTAGGTTTTCTTATTTTGAGTTGGTAGGAGCGACGTACACGACTAACGTAGATGGCAGTCCGTCTATCTCAGTACTTAAGAATTTGGCAGGATAAATAACATTATATTATGGAGTAATTATGATTGATTTGAAAAGCATCCACGAAATGTGGGCTAAAGACTGTGTTATTGATGATAGTAAATTAGATGAATCCTCTCGGCAAGCACCAATGTTGCATGCTAAATATCTAGAAATTTTATCAACCTATAAGCTTCAACTCAAAAAATCAGAGTTTGAGCAAAAGAAACTATTGAAACAAAAATGGCTGTATTATAATGGTAAGATGGATCAAGAAACCGTTGAGACCCTTGGTTGGGAGGCTGATCCTTTTAACGGTCTCAAAATACTTAAAGGTGAGTTGGATTATTATTATGATTCAGATCCAGAAATTCAAGAGTCAGAATTAAGAATTCAGTACTATAAAAACGTTATAGATACAGTAACAGAGATAATCAATAACGTTACTTGGCGACATCAGACAATTGGAAATATGATTAAGTGGAAACAATTCGAGTCAGGAAATTAAGTCACGCCAATTTATGGATTAATTGCGACAGTGGTACTGCTCAGGAAATAAACGAGTTTTTTTCGTTCTATGTTCCTGGTTATAAATTTATGCCAGCATATCGTAATCGTTTATGGGATGGCAAAATACGGCTTTTTAATATTATGACCGGAGAATTGCCTGCGGGTCTAATATACCACTTAAAAGAATTTGCAAGAGATAGACAGTATCTTATTGAGACTGAATCATCTTCTTATGGAGATCCATACGAAAAGAATGAAATCAGCCCTCAGGCACTGCTGGACTTCGTTGAGTGTATATCCTTACCCTTTCCGATGCGAGACTATCAGTTTGACTGTGTAGGTGAAGCTATCACCAGAAAAAGAGCAATTCTTTTATCTCCGACAGGATCCGGGAAAAGTCTTATCATATATGCTCTCCTGAGATGGTATTTAGAAAATTATTCTAACAATATATTGATCATTGTCCCAACTACATCACTAGTAGAACAGATGTTTAATGATTTTAAAGAATATGGCTATGATTCAGATAATCTAGTACACAGAATATATTCAGGTAAAGATAAAAATACGGATAAAAGAATTATCATTAGTACATGGCAATCTATATACAAGTTACCTAAAGTATGGTTTAAGCAATTCGGGGCTGTATTCGGTGATGAGTGTCATGGATTCAAATCAAAATCACTTATGTCTATTATGAATAAAGCTGATGAAGCGGAGTATAGATATGGCACAACAGGTACCCTTGACGGGGCTCAAACACATGAGTTGGTCTTACAAGGTTTATTCGGTAGAACTTATAAGGTCACCACAACAAAAGCATTACAAGACAATAATACTCTCGCCAAACTCAACATTAAACGAATCGTACTTAACTATGCAGAGAAAGTACGTAAAGAGTTTGGTAAGAGAACATATCAGGATGAGATCGAGCACATCGTATCACATGTGGGCCGGAATAAATTCATTCGGAACTTAGCGCTTGATCAAAAAGGGAATACATTAGTCTTATATAACTACGTTGAAAAACATGGTAAACCTTTATTTAATTTAATAGAAGAAAGAGTGCAAGAAAATCGCAAAGTATTTTTTGTATCTGGTGGAACAGATACATCGGATCGTGAAGCTATTCGAAGTATTGTTGAAAAGCAAAATGACGCGATCATTGTGGCTTCTCTTGGTACTTTTTCTACTGGCATTAATATTAGAAATTTACACAATATCATTTTTGCTTCTCCCTCAAAATCACAAATACGAGTATTGCAAAGTATTGGTAGAGGATTGCGAAAAAGTGATAACAACAGAGAAACTAACCTATATGACATTATAGATAATATTAGTTGGAAGAACAGAATTAATTTTGCTCTTGTCCATTCCGAAGAACGCTTAAAAATATATAATACAGAAAAATTCATTCATAAAACCTATAAGGTAGAAATATGACAGGCGAAATAAAGCAGTTTAAACTCACAAATGACGATGAAATTATCTGTGAAGTTGTTGAATGGGATGACGATGATTCGTCTAGTATCATTGTGAGACGGGCACTTAAAATTATTAATGTCGAAGATTTTGCCAAAGGTGTTAGATTCTTTGCCTTTAGACCATGGATGTTATTTAATGATAATCCGGATGAATTACAAACTATTAATTCGGGTCATATTATCGGTGAAATGAATCCCGCTGATAAAGTAATTCATAAATATATGACTAGCGTATTAGCATTATCAAATGATGTAAATAAGAAAGATTTCCCTCTTGATGAAGTTGCAAAAGCTGCTGAAGTCTTAGATGAAGACGAATTTGATGAATACATGCACTCGTTAAGTTTAGATGAAGAAATTACATACGATGATTCTGATGGCCCTTTCTCAGATGGTGACAATATTGTTAAATTCAGACCTAAGATGCATTAAAAAATTTGTATACTACCCTCTTCAAAAAACCATAATTTATTATATACTGTTTGGCAGAAAAGTACACTGTTAATTTTTCCCCTTAGAGCTTTTTAATTTAGTGTACTTTTCTACTAATTTATTGTATAATATACATAATGAAAGGAAGCGTTATGGCTCGACAAAAAAAACAAAGTATACATTACGTAAACAACGCTGAGTTTTCTCAGGCTGTAGTTGACTATGTTACTGTAGTTAATGAATGTCAAAAAAATAATACAGAAATTCCTAAAGTACCAGATTATATAGCTCAGTGTTTTCTTCGGATCTCTGAAGGTTTGTCTCACAAATCTAATTTTATTCGCTATACATACCGCGAAGAAATGGTAATGGATGCTGTAGAAAATTGTTTGAAGGCCATTCTTAATTATAACCTAGAAGCAGCAACACGAACTGGCAAACCCAATGCATTCGCATATTTTACTCAAATTACGTGGTATGCATTTTTACGTAGGATTGCAAAAGAAAAAAAACAACAAGATATCAAGATGAAATATCTAACTAAATCAGGTATTGAAAACTTTGTTGATAACGAACATGGAGACGATATGACAAACCAAGTAGTTGGTGCATTTGTTGATAATCTTCGTGATAGAATTGAAAAAGTAAAACTTCAAGACTTTGAAGTAAAAGAATATGTAAAAGAAGAGAAGAAGAAAAGAAAAGCTAGATCAGTAGATTCAGACTTAGGTGAGTTCTTAAAATGAAAGTATATACAACAACATTGATGGAAGATGGCGAAGACGTGGTCTTTAATTTTCCGGATGAAATATTGTCCGACCTTAAACTTGAAGTGGGTGACACAGTTGAATGGGTTATTCACGAAGAATATGTTATTATGAAAAAGGTGGAGCAAGGTCTAGATGCCCAAATTAGCGATTCTGAATGACACACACTGTGGTATTCGAAATTCATCAGAAATATTTTTAAATAATTCAAGAGACTTTTACGATAAAATTTTCTTTCCAGAATGTGAAAGGCAAGGCATTGAGCAAATAGTACACTTAGGTGATTATTATGATCATCGTAAGTTTGTAAACTTTAAAGCTCTAAACCATAATCGTAAACATTTTCTAAATGAATTAAGAAAACGTGGCATGAGAATGGATATTATTCCTGGTAATCATGATACGTACTTTAAAAATACTAACGAATTAAACTCTCTTAAAGAATGTCTAGGTCATTATATGAACGAGATTCATATAATAATGGAGCCTACTGTAATGGAATATGGCTCACTAAAGCTAGCTTTACTTCCATGGATCTGTAATGATAATTACGAAAGATCGATGAATTTTATTCGTGATTGTAAAGCTGATTGGTTAGGTGCACATTTAGAATTAAGCGGGTTCGACATGATGAGAGGTGTACAAAGCCATGGTGGTATGGATCATAAACTATTTAATAAATTTGAATTAGTACTATCTGGCCATTTTCACACAGGATCTCGTAAAGACAATATTTGGTATCTCGGTAGTCAAATGGAATTTTTCTGGTCAGATGCCGGAGATAAAAAGTATTTTCATATTGTTGATACTGAAACTCGTGAAGTACAAAAAATACATAATCCTCACACTTTATTTGAAAAAATTGTGTACAATGACGAGGAAATAGATTATAATAACTATGATGTTAGTAATTTAGATAAAAAATTTGTCAAAGTCGTAGTTGTAAATAAATCTGATACCTTCTTATTTGATCGTTTTATTGATAGAATTCAGAATAGAGATATTCATGAATTAAAAATTGCCGAAAACTTTAATGAGTTTATAGGCGAAAACGTAGAAGATGAAGGACTAGCTTTTGATGATACTAGTCAACTAGTCGATGACTATATTGAAAGCGTAGATACGGATTTGGATAAAGACAGAATTAAAGTCCAAATGCGGGAACTTATGACAGAGGCTCAAGCTCTGGAAATTGCATGATTCAATTTAAAAAAATTCGTTATAAAAATTTTCTGTCAACCGGTAATACGTTTACAGAAATTGACCTCAACAGCTCTCAGTCTACATTAGTTGTAGGACAAAACGGTGCTGGTAAATCTACTATGTTGGATGCCATTTCATTCGCTCTGTTTGGCAAGCCACACCGTAATATTAATAAGCCACAGCTGCTTAATAGTATTAATCAAAAGGCATGTGTTGTTGAGGTTGAATTTAGTATTGGGAAATCTGCTTTTAAAATTGTACGTGGATTAAAACCAAATCTTTTTGAGATTTGGAAAAATGACACGATGATCAATCAGTCTTCCCATGCTAAAGAATACCAAAAGATCCTCGAACAAAACATTTTGAAACTTAATCATAAATCGTTTCATCAGGTAGTTGTATTGGGTTCCTCCTCTTTTATCCCATTTATGCAGTTGCCTACGGGCCACCGCCGTGATGTTATCGAGGATCTTTTGGATATTAATGTTTTTTCAAAGATGAATACGTTATTGAAAGAAAAGAATAGTACACTTAAAGATTTAATTAAGGATATTACGTATAAGCTAGATCTATCTAAAAATGCAATTGAAACTCATAATAAATATATTAGAGATGTTAAGGAGTTAACAAATGCAAACATATCAAAAAACAAACATGAAATACAATCAAGTAAAGAAGAGTCAGAAAAACTACAATCCGAAAACCAAAAACTCTCCTCCGCCATTGAAAAGTCGCAGGGTCCAGTCGAGAAAGAAATAAATTCTTTACACGATAAAAGACAATCTTTATTGCATTACTCTGCACAATTTAAACAGCAGATGTCATCTGTAGTTAAAGATGCTAAGTTTTATGAAGACAATGAAAATTGTCCGACATGTTCACAATCTATTAGCGAGCAGTTAAGAGAAGAAAAGCTTTTTACTGCTAAGACTAAAGCAAAAGAACTTACTTCCGCCATGGAAAAAATTCAAGCGGAATCTATTTCTGTTGAAACTAATTTAGAAAATGCTAATGAATCTCTAAATGATATAAGAGAAAAACAATCTGCAATTCATCTAAATAACCAGCAAATTACTAGACTACAAGAACGTATTCGTAAATTAGATGAAGAAAATACGGGTTCTGCCGTAGCTGATTTAGATAAAGCAAAAGAAGAATTAGAAATATTGGTAACTGAAAAAGATAATTTACTAGAAGAAAAGCTTAAACTTTCTGATCAATATTCCTATAATAGTGTTATAACTGAAATGTTAAAAGACACTGGCATTAAAACAAAAATTATTAAACAATATTTGCCTGTGATAAATAAACTTGTTAATCAATATTTACAAGTTCTTGACTTCTTTGTACACTTTGATTTAGACGAAAGCTTTCAAGAAACAATTAGATCTCGTCACCGCGATGAGTTTACATATGACTCATTTTCTGAAGGAGAAAAGCAAAGAATTGATTTGGCTCTTTTGTTTACGTGGAGACAAATTGCCAAAATGAAAAATTCAGTAGCTACTAATCTATTGCTTCTTGATGAAACGTTTGATTCTTCTCTAGATCATGATGGAGTTGAAAATCTCTTAAAGATCTTAAATACTTTAGGCAGTGATACCAATATATTTGTTATCTCACATAAAGGTGAAATCTTAGATGGAAAATTTAATTCTAAGATCGAATTTATTAAAGAAAAAAACTTTAGTAAAATCAAATAAAACTGTGTACATTTCTATGGAACTGTATTATAATATACTAATAATGAAACATGGAGTTATGTTATGGAATTAAGTGACGGTACTCTTCAAGTCCTTAAGAATTTTTCTGGTATTAATCAGAATATTCTTATTAACCAAGGTCAAAGCTTGAAGACAATTAGTGAAGCTAGAAACGTATTAGCTCGTGCTAATATTACTGAAGAATTTACAAAGAAATTTGGGATTTATGATCTCAATGAATTTATTGGTGTATTATCATTGGTAGATACTCCTCGTCTTAAATTTGATGATGAGCATGTTACCGTTGGTGATTCAACTGGTAGATCAAAAGTCAAATACTTCTTCTCTTCTGAAGATACTTTGACAACCCCACAAAAAGACATTACTATGCCTGAAGCAGATCTAAAGTTTGTGCTTGATAATGATACATTAAATAAGCTTAAGCGTGCTGCATCTACTCTCGGTCATAATGAACTATCTATTTCTGGTAAAGATGGTATCTTAAGTCTTTCTGTGGTTGATAGCCAGAACTACACCTCAAACTCGTATTCAATCGATATTGATGGTGACTTTAAGGAGGATGCTGTTTTTAACTTTATCCTAAATATTGGAAATCTTAAGATCCTGCCTGGCGATTATGATGTTGAGATTTCTTCCAAACTAATCACGCAATTCAAAAACAAAGACATCGATGTCACTTACTGGATTGCACTTGAAAAGACGTCTAAATTTGGAGTTTAAAAATGTCTGAAAATGTAGAACAATTGCAAGAACTTGCAAATCGTAGTAGCCGCTCAATGGTTGCTGTTATTGATGCTGTCACTCAACGTGGTGGTTTCAAAGGTGAAGAGCTTTCGACTATCGGTCAACTTCGCGACCAATGTATTCAAGTTATCCAGCTCTGTGAGCAGATGACTCAAGATAATGCAATGGAAGTTGATGATGAAGTTAATGTTGAAGTTGCAATGGATGAGGATGCAGCTGCAGAATAAGTTTACAAACTCGTGAATTTGTGATATAATTATTTTTTGTTATGGAGTTTGTAAATGAATGATTTTCTCTGGGTCGAGAAGTACCGTCCTCGTACTGTTTCTCAGACTACTTTACCTGTAGGTCTGAAGCAAACATTCCAGAGTCTAGTTGATACCGGTGAATTGCCTAATATGCTTTTCACCGGTACAGCCGGTCTTGGAAAAACCACAGTAGCTAAAGCTTTGTGTAATGAATTAGACCTCGATTACATTGTAATCAATGGTTCTGAAGAAGGCAATATTGATACCCTTCGCGGTAAAATTAAACA